CTATACAGCCCTTTTGGTCGGGCCTTTAACAAGCTTGGGACGCTTGTCGCGCAAGTAGATCCGGGTCGTCCGAGGATCCGAATGGCCGAGTAGGGCGCTCGGGTCTATGCCTTGCGATTCCGCGTCGGTGCCGGCCATCGCACGCAAGTCATGGAGGGTCACGTCTGGGATGCCGGCGCTGATGGCGGCATCTTTGAAGATGCGCCAGACATTGGAATGGAGTCTGAGATTGCCTCCGCGGCCTCCCAACAGATACTGAGTCCGCGTTTTCGAGCCCCGAAGTTCATTGGCACGCTCGACTGCCGCGCGTAACTCTGGCGTCCACTCCACTACCAGTCGCTTCCCTGTCTTCTGCTGTTCGAAGAACAATCCTTCTTCGCGCAGATCGGCGTCTTCGATTTTCAATACATCGCCGATTCGCTGGCCAGTGAGGTAGCAAAGATCCATCACGCATTGCAACCAGGGAGGGCATTCCTTGTAAATGGCGGCGTACTCCTTGGGAGTGATCAACCTGTCCCGGGGCCGTTGGACGAATCGTTTCACGCTAACGCACGGGTTGGCCTCGACCCGGCCGCGATCCAAGGCCCACTGGAACACCAGCTTCAGCACGGTCAGCATTCTATTTGCGAGTGCTTGGCGGTCCGCATATCCATCAAGCAACTCCACCACATCGCCATGACGGACCTGGCTCGGATAGAAGGCAGCGAAAGCCTCCTTCAGTTGCGCCGCGCAATACTCGTATTGCTTCCGGGTCGATTCAGCTACGTCCTTTGTCAGAACTGGGAGAGCCGCGTCAATTAGGGCGGGCATGCCGTCGGTGGGGGCGGCGACGATCCGGGCATATTCCGTTAGCGCGCTATGTAGATCGGTGCCGATCTTGCGCCACTTTCCCCCTTTAACGTACCAGTACGCGCCGTGTTTCAGGTATACGCACGCGGGGAGGTGTCGGTCCTTGGTTCTTGGTCGCATGGCCTAGTGCTGCCTCCATTGCTGCCCGTAGAACCACGGGGGTTCCATCGGGGCGAATTTTGAACGGGATTGAGAGAAATCGCAGGGCTTCAATCTGTCCAGACTTTCTGGCCTTCCCCGTGAGTTCAACGAGTTCCTCATGGGTGAGCGTGATCATTTGGCCTCCGTGGCAGGAAGTAAAAGCAGAGTTGCATTAGTTGCCCGTCTGAATGCTTCATTAATGAGTCATTATTTGCATTAATGCTCTGCATATGATGCATTGCAGCCATGCTTCTAGCCTCCAGGGCGCCAATCGCGTGCGACTGCAATGGTGCATGTGTTCCGTTGACTTCTATTCCTCTACTGGTACGATGAGTCTCCGGCCCCAGTTTTTCGCGGCAGCCCATGAGCAGACAGAGATTTGCCCTGAGCAGAGGTCTCGAACGAGTTAAAGCAAGATGGCGCGCGTGCATTTTGGGCGCGCTGGCGTCGTTCGTACTGGGGGGCGCGGTATATCTATTTCTCGATGAGGATTCGCATCGGCGGCGCGCTGGGATTGCCCTCGGTGGGACTGTGGCTGGCATGATTCTCATCGCTATAGTTGCCTGTAAGAAATGAGCCAGTAGGCTATTCATCAGAGCCTCCGTCGTTGTGCTGCTTGGGGCGGGGAGCGCCGGCGCGCTGCTGACGGTCGGCAGGGATGGCGGCGCGGGCGTATGTGCGGCACCAAGCCTGCAAAGCCTCGGCCATGGAATCAGAAATTAGCGGCGCCCATTTGTGGTGAATGGGCGGCAGCGGCGGCAACTTTATGTCGTTAGGCATTGCAAGTCTCCTCGAATCGATACTCGCGATGAAAGCCGCCGCCGGCTCCTTCGTGCGCCACGTGCGTGACCTTGATGCCATGAGGGCGGCCATGTCTATCCTCGATGCTGCCGTGCGCCCAGGGGCCGAGCAGTGCTTTCCAGTCCTCCGGAATCAGTGCGAGCACTTGGGCATCGGTGCCTGCTCGGTCTGGGTATGCCTTGATGGTGGCGATGATGGTCTCGATGAACGCGCTACTCATGGCAATGCCCGCTCTGGCCGAGTCCGAGGGTGACATTCCTGGGAACGGCCAGTCGTAGTGCGGGACCAACCTCGGCGTCAGCCCTTGCCAGGCCAGCGCATCGCCAGCAGCGGGAGCGGACAAGCTGGCGCGCGCCTGCCATCCGTTCCAGGCGTGATCTACCCAGAAATCGTCATACTGCTGGCCTATTCGAGCCAACGGCATCTTCTTCTTTTTGGCCCATTCCTCGAACGCCTGGCGCTCGTCCTGCGCATCCCCAGGCGCTACAGAGGCGGGGGAGCAGTCCGGGCACGGCTCGGCGTTCAGAATGTTGCCGACTGCGCCCTGGTCATTGCAGGTTTTACCCGGGGCGGCGGGAGTAGGTTGCCAGTGCGAAGGGGTGATTCTCCAGCAGTTCTGGGTGTCGTCAGCTTCCGCAGAGGTTTCGAACCAGCCTTCCTCAACGTCGTCCGGTTCTTCCCAGAACTCTGCGATGTAGTCGGCAGACATCCACTGGCCGCGAACGGTGCGCCAGTTCCCGAGCGAGTTCCAATAGCCAAGCAACAGAGTGCGGCCCGTCTTGGGCGCAGATTCAATCGGCTTCCAGCCGGCGGGGATCGGGGTCATGTCAGCTCCAAGGGGTTGAGGTACGATTTCCCAGCCAACAAAGGGAGGGCGATATGGATTTGAAAGCGGAAGAGCGCGCTGTGATGGCCGAGTACGAAGCGGCACATGACGACCACATGCGGCTCTGGACAAGATTGGTGGGTGGTGAGCGCACCGATGAGCTGTACCAAGCCGTCGACAATGCCAGGCGCCGCGAGTACAAGGCCAGGGAAGAGATGGAGCGAATCAGCCTGGAGATTCGTTCCGGGAAGCGTCCGTAACATCACGTCCGCGCCTCCATCTCTGCCAGGATCCGCGTCTGCTGCAGCAGGTCGGTAGCGTCGGCAGCGCCGCCTTGGGGAATCTGGCATGGCGTAGGGCTCCCCCGCACTGGAGTACGATCGCGTATCTCGAAACGAGGGGTACGGAAAGATGGAAAGCTGCGAGGTGTCGTGCGGAAAAATCGCCGCAATTGCTGGGATCGCGGGTCTTGCCGCGCTCTTTGCCTGGCAAATGCCTGACTTCGAGGGGCACTCTTCGGACTGGGCTGCTTGGGTACAAGCGTTTGGCTCAGTCGGTGCAATCATGGGAGCAGTGTTTGTGTCTCACATGGACAATCGAAGAGCTGCGGAGCGTCAAGCCGCATTGGCCTTCGAAGAAGGACTGCGCATACTTGAGAGTATTCGCGATGAACTGGACATGCGTTGGGCTCAATGGCGACTGGCCATTGGCCCCGGTTTTGAACAAGCCGAGGCCAATGGAGAAAAGATGGTCACTCGTGGAGGAGCTACTCCGGCCGCGCCATTTGTTGTCTTTGAGGGGGTGGCATCTAAGCTAGCGCTCGTCGAAGATGACAAGCTCCGCCGGAGGGTCATTGGCGCGTATGCCTCCCTTGAAGGCTTGAAGATCATGGTAGACAGGAACTCCGTTCTAGCGGAACGTTACTGGAGTAGCCAATCTTTAGTTGGAGGCGATGCGGAAAGACACAGGATCGCCCTCACGCAGAATTATCCACCGCTCAAGGCCTCGTACGATTCCGTAGAGACGGGAATTAACTCTCTTTTGGAAGACATTCAGCGATACCTCGAGTTGAATGCCGGGACGCGACGCACCGGCGAGCGGGCCATTTAGACTGAGGTTTTGCCTAGAACGGGATGTCGTCGTCCATGTCAGCGAGGTTGGCTGGCGGCGTCGACTGCGGAGCGGATCCACCGCGTTGGTTGGCGTATTCGTTGCCTTGCGGTGCTTGGCGTTGCGCCGGCGCGCTCTGTGGGCGCGGTGTGTCGTCATAGCCACCACCAACGCCGCTGCCTTCATCGCGTCCGCCCAGCATCTGCATCTGGTCGGCGATGACTTCGGTACTGTAGCGGTCCGCTCCGGTGTCCTTGTCTTGCCATTTCCTCGTTTTGAGGCGCCCCTCTAGATAGACAGGGCGGCCCTTCTTCAGGTACTCGCCGGCGATCTCGGCCAGGCGCCCGTAGAACACAACGCGGTGCCATTCGGTCTCTTCGCGCTTTTCGCCGCTGGCCTTGTCCTTCCAACTGGACGTAGTGGCGACCGACATATTGCAGATGGCCCCGCCGTCGGGGCTGTAGCGGACGTCCGGGTCGCGGCCCAGGTTACCCACCAATATGACTTTGTTAACGCTGGCCATTACGCGGCTTCCTTCTTGAGCAGGGTTTCGTAGTTGGTGACGAGGGATTCAAACTCGACCAGATCGGCCTCCATGGCTTCGATGAAGTCGTCATCACGGTCAAATACCCTCATCCAGAGCTGCTTGTTCACAGGCTCTAGGGCCGGGCAGTACAGGCAGATGTGCCAGCGCTTGCGGCCGGTCAGCCACATGCAGCCTTGGGCCTGCTCCATGACGGTGCTGGCGTCGTTGTCGACCCAGAAGGCGCGCAGCTTTTCTGGGGCGATGAAGCACTTGTATTCGCTACCCTCGTCGTCTCCAATCAGACCGTCTGCGCTGGCGCCGAAGCGGCCATCCTCGGTCATGACGAAGCCGGCGTGGTTCACGAATAGCCCGGTCTGAATCTCGTGCTCCATCCGGGCTTTCGGCTCCAGCTCGTGGCCACGGCGCATCGAGTGGGTCTCGAAACCTTCATCCAGCGGCTCACCGCTGATTCGTTCGACGGCCAGGCGGAACGCGTAGTTCAACGCAGCCTCGGAGAATTCACCGACCTTTTCGCCGTCGATTGCACGCTGGATGACTTCTGCGCGCGGTGCTGCCTTATAGCCAGCAACATCGCGCGCCACAGCTTCGGAGCGTCCCGACAGGATGGCTTCGACATACTTCTTCTGCTGCTCGGTAAGGCCGTTCACTTTGGCGCGCACGGTTGAGAACATGCTGGCGGTAACCACGCCAGCGCGCGCCCGGTGCCATTCAGGGCTGCCCTGATCGCATTCGATGACTTTGAAGCTCATGATTTCTCCAGTCGGGCCTTAGATTCACTGACGGCGGCGCGGAACTGTTCGTACACCGAGAGGGAGTTGAGCTTCTTGATTTCCGGCAGCCCGTCTCTCCAAACCTGATCCAGATCGGGGATGGTCTTGGCCTTTTGGGCGGCCATCACCCAGCTGTCGATCGCCTGCTGAGACTTCGGATCGATGGCGTTGCCGTCGTTGTCGTCGTTCTGCTCCGACAGGCCGGTGATGGCCTTCAACGTGTAGCGCTCCAGGTAGGTCTTGGTGCTGGCGCGCGCCTGGATCGCGTTCTTGGCGCCGCCTGCATCCGGGGGGCCGCCCATGGATACGCTTTCCTCGTGTCCACCGACGTGACGCAAGTAGCACGTCACTTCCATCCAGTCTTTCTCGTCGCGCGTTAGCTTCCAGGACGACGAAAGGCCATGCTTGGATAGCGCGGGGGTTACTGCGTTGACGACGTCGTGAAGCTCCGCGTAGGACTTGCCTTTGAGCGGGCCGTCCGTCACGTCGCGGCCTTTGATAATCTTGACCGCCTCTGCCTTGAAGGCAGCAAAGGCGGTGTCGTAGGCTTTCTTGGCTTCGCCCTTCTGCCAACGGTCTTGCAGGTCCATCATCTTTTCGATCTGCTCGAGCTGGGCGCCCTGATTGAGCGCCGCCAGCATCATGCCCATAGGCGAGTTGGCCGCTGGTCCGGCCATTGGCGCGGTAACTTCGCGGGCCGGAGCTTTGATTACTTCGTTCATGGCGTCCTCAGTAGGTGATCTTGATTGCAGGGATTTCACCCTTGGCAATCAGGGTTACGGCCAGCTTGGCGCACTCTTCCGTCATGCCACCTTTCACGAAAGCAGCCAGAGCAGCGCGGTTGACCTTTCCCTTATGGGCTTTATCCGCTTCACGCCGGGCAGCCTCGGCTTCTTCAGCTGCCTTGGCGTCAGCCTGGCGCTTGATTTCTGCTTGTCGGGCTGCCTCGGCGGCTTGCTTCTCTCGCTCGATGGCGGCCATGCGTTCCTGCTCGGCGCGGTGTTCTGCGGCGATTTGGTCGGCTTTGGCCTGCGCTGCCGCCTTTTCTGCCTGCTCCGCTTGCAGCTTCAATTCCAGTTCCCGGCGCTCGGCGGCTGCCTTGGCTTCCTGCTCCCTGCGGATAACGGCTTCCCGTTCAGCCTGGGCCTTTGCCTCGGCTTCCCGCTGGGCACGCTCCGCGGCTTCCCGGGCAATCCGTTCCTCGCGCTCCTTCTGCTCGCGTTCGGCTTCGGCGGCTCGTAGACGGGCCAGTTCGGCCTGCTCAGCGTCCGCTTTCTCACGGGCGGCGAGTGCCTGCGTCAGCGATTCCAGGGCGCGGGCCTTGACGCGGTGCGCCTCGGCCTCGTATTCCTCCCAGGACGTATCCACCGTGCGGCCGGTGACCTGCTCAATGCTGGCGCGCAATTCGGCTGCATCCAGGTCGCGGTTCTCGTCAGCACGCAGCCGGAACCACTCGATACCCTGTTGATGGCGCTGCTGGCGCGCTTCCTCGGCCTGTTCCCACTCCGTCAGCGGTCGGCGCACATCGTCAGCCAGGGCGTCCAGCGCGTCGCGCATGCGTTTGCGCTCGGCGTCAATCCGCTTGGGAACGTCCTTCAGGTCATCCACCAACTGCTTGCCCATTCCGTCCAGGGCGGTCTTGACCTTGCGTACCTTGAAGGCCAAGCTGGCAATAGCCTCGCGGCCTTTCTTGGTCTTGAGGTCAGGCACATGCCCAGTTACTTCGGCGCGGATCTTCTCCAGCCAAGGCTCCAGACCGCTGGGCTTGGAGTACACCGCCAGCGCGGATTCCTTCGGCGGCAATTCGGCGATTTCGGTTGCTTCGGTCATGTCAGTCCTTGGATGCGTACTTGGTGGTTCCATCGCCAGCCAATCGTGCGGCCTCGTCTTCCTGTTGCAAGACGGACATGACACCGACGATGGCGCAGATGATCGAAAAAATACCCACGGCGACGTGGGCATCGGTTTGAAGCAAGCGGCGGAGCAGGCGTTTCATGTCATCCCTCTAGTTCAATCTGCACCGCGTCCAGGATCTTTCGCTGGAGCCGCGCTATCTGAGAATCGCCACTGCGCATCACCGCGCGCAGCATGTGTTCGGCGTCGTACACGTCCAGGTTGGCAAAGAATTCCGCCTCCATCAGGCGCGCCGCCCACCAGTGCGAGTTATGCCCGTCAGAGTCCCATGCGTGGATTGACTGCATGACTTCGCCAACTTCCTGCGGCGACGTCGTGAGTACTTCTAGATGCTCGTCACCGTGGAACGTGTCCATGACGGTCTCCGTATTAGGTGCAGCCTCCGACCAATCCTCACGGCCAGCCACACGCCACGCTTTGTGCGCACGCAGCGGTATGGTGTGGAAGGCTTGAAGGGTGGGGGAGGACTGCGTAAGAGGGAGAGGGTGGCCGGGAGCTACCCGTATGCCAGCGGCGGGGAGGCCAGCGGCTTATCATCCCCGTTGTCCCTGGCTGGCCGGATTACATGATCCGGTGCCTGCTGGTTTGCTGCTCACCCCCTACAGACGACACTGCGCCCCGGATAAAGCACCGGTTTGTCGTACCCGTTTTCGCGTGTTGAAAATTGAGTTGTGCAGCGTGGCTAAGGCGCTGCCGCAATGTCGTCTGTGGGGAGTGCTGGTTACGTCTCCAGCGCGGACTTCCACCGCCGTATTGATTGGCTAGGTATGACGTTTGCCCGATTGCGCCTGACGGCCGCTAGAACGGTTCTCCTAACCTCCTACTCGCTGCACACTAGCGGCCACGTTTTCCCCTGGTTAACCTAGGAAATCAGGACGCGGCATAGTGCATCTGCTTTCGACAACCGGACTTGACCCAGCCGGGAGGGTGATGACAGCCGACACGTACGAACTCCCCGCCGTTCAATGGGGGCCGTGGCCTGAACTGGAGCGCATTGCTCCGAACTGTCCCGTACAGCCTGACGCTTGCCATCAAGAAGGGACCGGCTTGCGTCCCGATACGGAACCAGCGGTATCGCGCTGGCCCGATCCCTTCTTGATAGCGCCGCGTTTCGTGCGGCTACGGCTGCTATGCAGCACCAGGGGGAGATATCAGTCGATCTGCTCAAAGCCCCAATCCAGTCGATCTTGGGCGACTTCGCGCATGATCTCTTCTCGGCTGGCTTCGTCCATTTCCAGCCATTCTTCCTCTTCGATGCCCAGATCATCTAGCGTGACGACTTGCGAGCGCTTGGAATGGATGTTTGCGCCAGAGTCGCACCAGACCTTGAATTTCAAACTCATCTCTTCTCCTTTGCCCATCGGGCTTATCCCCGGGAGGGGGTGGCGTCCACAACGGCGTCTTCAAACCTGATGATGTATCGACGGTTTCCGCTTACTTTGTCGTCGTGATTTTCGTCTTTCACCAAGTAGGACGCAGGGCTGTGATCGCTGGCGATTCCGGTGATTTCTCCAACGCCTCCACGCGGAAGGCGAAGCCGTGTGCCAATGGGAAGGCTGGGCTGAATGTCGTAGGCGATACACCACGCCCGCTCTGCATCGACCAGTAAACGTTCCACTTCGGCGCTGACGTTATCCAGCTTGTCCACGTCTTCGCGAGAGCAGTCCCACCACGAACTGCGATCAAGCTCCTTCGCCAGTTCGTATCCGTCCATATGGCGGTGGAAATGCTCGGCGATGGCTTCCGCTTCGCCAGGATCCGGGTACTCCTTCCTGGCTGCCTCAATGACCATTTCGTCAGTGATCGTGGGACGCGGCGGCTTCTCGATGCTTGCCATGCTCTATCTCCTTGTTCATTCGTAAGCTCGCTCTAGGAACGGGCTGGATATGCGAATCCTGAAAGAAGCGGGGTGGGCTTGATACCACCTAGCGGGCCTTCCGAGGACACTTGCGCACCCTATTCGGGGGCAGTCTGTATCCCGCTCTGCTTTTTCGTGCACGTCCTTCCGTGCTGCCGCTTCTTTCAGGACTCATGCGGCTGCGCCCTGTCACGGCGCAGGCTGACGTTCACTCATCGAAATCAAGACCGCCCGGCATCGCGAACCGGGCGCCGCGACCTGCCATGTCTTGGCAAATCCAGTTCCATATTTCCGGTTTGGTCATCAGCCGGAATCCGGCGGGCATGCTGTCGCGTTCGAATTCCGCAATAGCGTCACGCACGTCTTGCTTCGATACCTCGCGGCCAGGTTTGAAACTGACCGTGGCCGTGCCCTGCTTGTTGCCGCCGTCTGTGATGTAGATCAGCACGTCAATGCTGGCGGGCCAGTAGATCGGGTAGTCCATGCTTTCTCCCTTTGTTCATTCGACAGCCAGCGCTCATAGAACGGGCTGACGGATAAATTCCGGAGCAACGCACAGCCTGGCTGTTCCCGCTAACGCGGCTCCAGTCCATGCGCTGCCTCTTCAATCCACCGCAGGCCCAGCAATACAACTCGCCGGTCAAGGGAATGGATAGCCTCTGATCTTTCGTCCGGGGTGGAGGGTTGCGCCCGGGGCCTAGCCGTCCCGAAGGACCATCGGCCTGTTCTATCGCTTTGCTGGTTGTTAAAGAGCGGTACTGCTGGTGCTGCGTCCCATGCCCACCCGACTTTGTGGCGGTAACGTCCTCTCGCTGGGATACGAGGCCGAGGGCTTGTTGCTGCGCCGTGGTTGCAGCGCGTAAATGAATAATCGCATTTGCGATTGTTAGTGTCAAGCGCAAATGCGCTTAAAAGAAGCGATACGATCCTGGAATTGATTTGTTACTAGGGAGTGGGTATGCGAGTGATTGCTGCGTTGTTCGCGATTTGGCTAGTGGCCGGCTGCGTATCCACGGGGGTGCGCGTTAAAGATGAGCAGCTTTCTTCGTTCGTTCCGGGGCATACAACGAAGGAGGAAGTGATCGCCGCATTGGGGAAGCCGACGACCCAGGTGAGAAACGCCGACGGCACAAGCATGATCATGTACATGCACACTGAAGCGAAGGCGCGGCCGGAGACATACATTCCGTTTGTTGGTGCTTTCGTGGGCGGCGCCGACTCGAGCTCTACGCAAGTGATGCTGAACTTCGACAGGGATGGAAAGCTAATTAATCATTCCAGTTCGGAGAGTGCATACGGCACTGGTACCGGCTTGGCGGCCGGCCAGGTCGACTCGGTGCCGAACCAGCCGAGAAAGCCGTAAGCCATGTCGTCCTAGGCGCTGAGAAGCCCGTTCGAAGCGGGGTGGGGATAGGGGCCCACGCTTTAGTACAGATTGGTAACATCCATCGGATCGCCTGCGCGGCGCCGCTTAGGGGAGGGAGGGGCCCATATGAAGGAAATGCGAATTGTGTTAGCGGGAACAGGGCACGAAGGGAGGGATAGATATATCCGGCGCTTCGCCAGCATTGGGTCCGCCCTCCAGATCAGGCGAGAGCCTGACAATGTCCACGACTGCAACGCGATTGCAGTGTATTTGGAGTGCCGGGTTGTGTGGGGACTGATCCGAGCATGGAAGATGATCGGATATGTGCCTGCTCCGAGGGCAGGCCGGTTGAGTCCAAGGCTAGATAGCTCGGAAATCCAAATCAGCAGAGCATACATTTGCAATATGCACGCCCCTGACTGGAGGAATGTTCCGGCTGTGACTGCTCTCATTGAGTACGATGTGCGACAGCAACATTCGGTGCGGTAGCTGTAAGGCTAAAGGCGAGAAAAAGCCCGCTCGAGGCGGGCAGGGGCAGGGGAGTTTAGTCCAGGAGTTGCACTCCGGCCGCTTTCAAAGTTTGCTGTGCTCTTGCCATCCGATCTTCGGATCCGGCAGAATTCATTACACGGAACGCCGCCTTCACACATGCGCCGTAGCCGCCCTCGCAGGAGTCTTGATTTAGACCATCAGCCGCTGCTATGGCATAGGCGATCAATTGCTGGGCGAATTCGTCCGTCCCAGTACCAGACAGCACTCTATCGGCGTATGTGGCCAAGTTCACCGCTTCGTCGATCGCTACCTGCCGCGCGGGCTTGCAATCATTGAGCGTCGGCATGGAGAGTGTCGCGCCAGCCCCCACGCATACAAGGCGGACTACCTGGCCCTTTTTGGCTTGTGCTGCGAAATCAGTAAAGTCCTTCTGGATCCGCGCCTGGGGCGCCAATAGATGGGGCCCAAGGACGAAGTATGGCCTCCCGCCGACTCCGGATTTAATACTTCCTATCCTTCCTGTTACAAAGAGCGTTTTCCCTTTATAGGAGCGGTCAGCCGCGACCTCATTCGAGTCGTATGCCTTCGTAAGGTCATCGCTGTTAACGCGGACAATGCCGATTCGGGCGGAAAATATAGAGTTTCTTCCCTCTGCAAAATCAATGGCGTCCGCCTGAATGAGTGATTCAAATACTTTGTATTCCAGAGCGGACAGCTGATACTTATGACCTTTTCCCGTGGAAAAGCCGCTGATCACGCGGTCCGCAGCGTAGGCTGCGGATGCATGGCCAACGATGATGGCCGCCAACGCGAGGCCTTGCATGACAGGTCTGGGGATTAGCACAATCATTCTCTAAAGATAAAAATTGTCGATCGATTGTACGGTGGCCGCCACCTCCAAAGAAAAAGCCACCCGGAGGTGGCCTTGGTGGGCGGTCGCTACTCAAGCGGCCAGAGCGAGGTCGGATTCCGTATGGAATGCAATAACCCGGGCAGAATTAGCGAGCATAGAGGCGGCCTGTTTCCAATCTTCGGTATTGCTGGCCTCCATGATGATGAGCCTATTGTCGGCCCCTTCATCGCTGAGATACTTCAGGTCGGAAAATTTACCGAAGCACTGATACACAAACCCCCAATCTGGCTTGCCATCTTCCGCCAAGCCAATAGGTTGGACGGCCTGGGTGAAGTGCTCCTTTACGATTCCAAGAGGAAACTCCAACTGGTGCCCGGAAATTCCGGCTAAACGGCACTTGAGCACTACGCGTTCAGGGCCTAGTCGCTTCAATAGTGCCTTCTGGATTTTGGAGTTGAAACGCTCCTGATGGCTTCTCGGTTGCCACTCAGCCTCCTTGGAGGCGATAGCCATTGCTAGGGCGGTCGCCTCCCAAATCGCCGGCTGAAGCTTGTCGAAACTACCACCAGCCGTGATCTCCCAGTTCTCCGTGACGTTGGCGAACCGGTGTCCCGGCAGCTGTTGAATGGACCTTAGGCGGTTTGGGCTGAGTTTGACGCCCATGGAGACCACATGTTCAACCGTCGCATGGGCGTCGGTCAGATAAAAGCGATTCGCGCCTTCTTCTAGCAATAAGAAGCTTAGGTGTTCCCCATCGCTTCCATATCGCGCAGGCGCGTGAATGCGCAGGGCTTGGTGCCCCACTTCTTGGCAATGCCACCCAGTGGCCGCGGCGATGTGTGCGCAGTTCATAACAGACTTCCTTGCTGTCCAGCGAGGGGGTGACGGACGGAGCCGCTGATCACCAAATTACACTCTTCGGCAAAGGTTTCGATTAATTGGACCACGTCGAGCATTGGAGGATCAACAGGTTCAACGTAACCGTATTCTCCAACCCACACGTGCCTGTGGGTCGTGGCGAGAATGGTCTGCCCATAGAAGGGTCGCCCCACGCCCACATCGTTGGTATGTCGCTGGCCGGGAGCCGTGTCGTAAGCGGCAATTCGGTGTTTTCCGCAGATCAGCCCCACATCAATCTTTTCGGGCAACATGACGCGAGCGCTTCCCTTCATGATCTCGTGAGAAGCTTTGTATTTCGCAATAAACCGCAGGGCGTACGGTATGTCTGGCCCTACCTGCACCGAGCTATCGAAAATCAGCCATGGGATGTCCCTCGCGCCTTCCTGCTTGGACCAGTCAAAAGTCCGCAGCACCAGCTTCCCGGGACTGGCCAATAGGGCAACAACTTCGGATTCGGTCATGTAGGCGGCAAACCTGTATTGTTTTCGTCGGGGGAAGGGACTACGAGCGCACCCACTGCCCCGCCTCGTCATCCCGCAGCGTGGCGCCACCCCAGCAACAACCGCTCATCCACGCCATTGCGCAGATCGTAGGGCGACCAGAGAACGGTGCCGATGATGCGCACGTCTCCACCGTCGTCGAGCTCGAGGGGGAAGGGGCGATACGCTGGATCGGGGTTCGTAGATATCGCCATCCAGGTTCCATCTCTCCACCGCTCCAGGCATTTCACGATCATCTTGCCGCCGCGGTTGATGGCATAAACGAATCGGGAACGCACGTCCTCTAGCGAGACAGGGTGAACATCAAGCAGCATCGGGTTCCGATGTCGGATCACCGGCTCCATGCTTGGGCCATCCCCGTAGCAAATCCGCATGCGCTTGATCGGCCGCTTGAACGATTCAAGAAACGACCGGCGCAGCAAGATCTGGCCGATCTCTGTCTCTTGGTAGTTCTCAATGCCAAGCTTCCCCGCGGCCAGGCGCACGTCGAGTTCGGGGATCGGCAGGAATTCGTGGTCATTCGCAGAGTACCCGGAGTCCTCCACGTGTCCGACGTTGATAGCTTGGCTAATACGCAGCCCGTGACTCTCACGCTCCATCTGCTTGGTGGTCTTGCCGCCTTCCCAAGGAGCGGACGACTTTTCGATTGGCGTGAAGAAGGGCTCGTCTGCTGCGTCCATGTCCACGACCGAGCTGCGGGTAGGCGTTCCACTCGTCTGCCTCGGCGCGACTGTGATCGGCAAGTTCATCTGAGCTATAGCGAGGGCCATCGCTCCTTGAAGGGCGCTTAGCTTGGCAGGGGGAAGCGCGCGCACTTGGTCTTCGGGTATATCCGGGAAAGGCCAAACTGGGGGGATGGGTGGCGGGCTGGCCTGAGCATCTCCCTTTCCCCTTTTCGGGCCGGTGCCATCCATCAGCCACTCGACATTCACGTTGAGCGTGCGAGCCAAGTCCAGAAACAGGGACGATCCCTTGTTCCTGCCGTTCTCAATGCTCGCGATAGTGGATTGCCCCGCGCCCACAGCTTTCGCCAATTGGGCTTGGGACATTCCCGACTCTGTTCTTGCTTCAGCAAGACGATCTTTAAGGGCGCTCATATCGCAATTGTGATACTTACGCCAATCGCAATGGCGCTTGCGAAACAAGCGCAATTGCGATTAAATGGCGCATGGACTGGAAAAACCTCATCTCTGATCTGCAAGCCATTGGCTGGACGCAAGCCCGAATCGCGAAAGCGATGGGACACAAGCCTCAATCCTGGGTTGCCGACATTTGCAAGGGCCGATACCGAGACCTCAAGTGGTCGGATGGGGAACGGCTCATCAAGTTGCATCGTAAAGAAGTGCGCCGGGCGGGCGCGAGGCGAGCAGAAGCGGTGAGGGCGGCATGACTTCAATGCAACGTCGCGCTCTCGCGCCCTTCGGAAGCCCAAGCCATACGGTCTCGTTCCCCACAGAGTTCTTCAAAGATCTTCAGAACCGCGTGCTCAGTCGGGTCGATGAAGGTGCGTTTAGCAACCTCTGCAGCCTGTCGCAGCAACTTTTCAGTCTCTGTCATTCCTCTTCCTTGCGCAGATTTGAATCGCCCGAAGTCCCCTCTGGGTTCTGCTCGGCTTCAGTCGGCTCGGGCTGAGGGATCAGTTGGAACGCCTCGATGCGCGCAAACAGATGCGCTCGGGTCACTTGCTTGGGATCTTTGTTGTTTTCCATGGGCTGCATCTTAGGTCCGATGTTCGAGAACGGTAACGCTGAAATGTTGGATGGAATCAGTGATGACGTGTAACTACTCCGAATTGCACTGGCGGGACGTGCTCTACAACGACGTGCGCAAGACGGATGGTGGCCTTCAGGATGCCGCTCGGTTCTTGACGGATCGCCGCGGCGTTTCCATGCACCCTGAAGCGCTACGTAAGAAGCTGCGCGGGCTACCTGGGGAATCGGTAGATATCGACTTGGCCCTGTTGCTGTCGGAGTGGATGCAATCCAAAGCCGACGTCGATTACTCGCATCGGTGGTTGCAGACGATCAACAGCCAGGAAGGTATTCATTGCGACTTGGTCCCGCCGGCGCCGGCCGGTGGCTGGGCGTGCGAGATCGGCGCACTCAAGGACAAGTGCCTGAACCTGGTGACGAAGCTGGGCAAGATTTCTGGCCTTACCAGCGAAGCCGCCGAGGACGGTCAAATCACGGAGGAAGAAGCCGGCCCGCTCTTGGCGCTCATCCGGTCGGCTCGCGTGATATTGCACCGCATGGAGCGGAACATCCTGCGCGCCGTTGCGAAGCGCAGGGGGCTGTGATGGACAAGCAAGTGTTCGTCCTGTCGAGCAGCCAAGTTCGGCGTAATGCCGTCCTGGCCGTGATGGAGGCTGACGACAACATGCGTGTCGAAATCAAGCCTAAGGGGCGTACGCCTGCACAGAATGCCTTTTCGCATGCTTGGTACGAAGAGATCTCGGAAGCCTTTCCCGAAGACGATGAACTCGGCTGGAAGTGCTACTGCAAGCTGCATCACGGCGTGCCTATCTTGCGGGCAGAAGACGAAGAGTTCCGGCTCGCCTATGACGGCACCATCAAGGGGCTGACATACGAGCAGAAATTGCTTGCGATGCGCGTCTTCCCCGTCACCTCACGAATGAACGTGGGGCAGCTGACGAAGTACGCCAACGCCGTCCGGGATGACTTCGCGGCCCGCGGGCTGCTGCTTGAAGTGAAGGGAGCCTGAATGCGTACCTCCACGCTCCAGCGAAAGACACCCATGCGCCGCTCCAAGCTGAAGCGCGAGAAGGGCCTTGGCCACAAGGTGGAGGTTGTCATGGGCTTCTATCGGCCGCTCGGCCACAAGCTGCCGACGTTGCTCCGCAGTGAACAGCATCGCCGCAATGTGGTGGCGCTGGGCTGTCTGGTGACTGGGGCGCCGGCTCAGGCTTGTCACGTGAACATCACCAAGGGAACCGGCCTGAAGGCTTGCGACAGCCTGTGTTTCCCGCTCTCCCCTGAATTGCACCGTCAGCACGACCAGGGCGGCATGCCCCGGCCGGAACGCTGGAAGCGTGAATGGGAATACGTGGATGCCACTAGAGCGGCGCTGATGCTGAAAGGGCAGTGGCCGGCGGAAGTGGAGCTGCACTACCAGCGCGCAGTAGAACCGCTACGTCGACTGGTGAAAGGTGATGACGAAAAAGAAAAGGCCGCTGTGACGAGCGGCCCGGGTACTGCACTGTTGGAGAAATTCTAATGGCACGGATCAGAACGATCAAGCCAGATTTTTGGACAGACGAGAAAGTCACTGAGTGCTCCATGAGCGCTCGCTTACTGTTCATTGGCATCTGGAACTTCGCTGACGACAACGGCAATCTTCAGCGCTCTGCGAAGAAGGTGAAGATGCAGGTGTTCCCTGCGGACGCGGTGGACTGCGAGCCCCTGATTCAAGAACTGATCGCACATGGAATGCTCATTGAGTATTCAGTGAGCGGAGATTTGTTCTTGCATATCAAGGGCTTCAAGAAGCATCAAGTCATCAATCGCCCTTCGAAATCCAACATTCCTCAGCCATCGTTCAATGATGGCTCACTGAGTGATCCTGGAATCCTCACTGACGGAAGGGAATGGAAGGGAAAGGAAGAGGATAAAGACCCCCCTAGCCCCCCTTCGCAGGGGGGTGACGAGCCGGATCCGCCTTCGGCTGACAAACCCAAACGCGAACGCAAGCCTGCCATCGCCCTGAAGACCTTTCTGGAAAACTGCAAGGAGCGTGGCGAAAAGGCGATCAGCGAGCACAAGCCGCTGCTGACGTACGTCGAGGACACAGGACTGCCGATGGAGTTCGTCAACCTGGCGTGGATGGAGTTCAAGCGGCGGCACCTGCCCGAAGGCCCGGACGAGCGTCGGCTGCAGGCTGACTGGCGCAAGCACTTCGTGAACTGCGTGACGAAGGGCTGGTACAAGCTCTGGTACGCCAGCGCCGATGGTGGCTACTCGCTGACGACAGTTGGCATCCAAGCGCAGCGTCTGCACGAAAAGCGGGAGGCCGCATGAACGCCATCTCCGCACGTGTCCCGCCGCATTCCGTCGACGCGGAGCAGGGCGTACTAGGTGGCCTGCTGCTGGATAACCGGGCTTGGGATCGCCTGGGCGACCTGCTGGCCGCAGAGGATTTCTACCGGCACGATCACCGGCTGATCTTCGGCACGGCTGCTGGCTTGCTGAACGCCTCCAAGCCTGCCGACGTCCTGACGGTCCACGATGCGCTGCAGGCTGCTGGGGAATCCGAGGTTGCCGGCGGGTTGCCGTACCTGACCGCCATTGTCCAGAACGTCCCGAGCAGCGCGAACATCCGCAGCTACGCTGAGATCGTGCGTGCCCACCGGGTGCGGCGGGATGTTTTGGCCGTTGGTCACGATATCGCGGAACTCGCGGAGACTGCCGACCCGGCCGAGCTTGTCGAGCGTGCGACCGGCATGGTCATGGCGCTGGCGGACACGCGTGCCGCGGGCCGCGATCCGGTCGAGGTTGGCGCGCTGCTGCGGAACGTACTCGACCAGCTTGAAGCCCGAGGGGAGCGTGAGGGCGGTGTTTCGGGCTTGGCCACTGGATTCGCCGACCTAGACGAGAAGACCAGCGGCTGTCAGGACGGAGACTTGATCATCGTGGCCGGCCGCCCTTCGATGGGCAAGACTACGTTCGCCATCAACATCGCGGAGAACGTGACCGAGAAGGAGGGCGTTGCCCTGGTGATCAGCCTGGAAATGGCTGCTGCCCAGTTGGCGGAACGTTCCATTGCGCGCTACGGCGCGATCGACACACAGCGTCTGCGAACCGGAAAACTGCACCAAGGCGACTGGCCGCGGCTGACGCACGCCATCCAGATGCTGGAGAACCAGCGGCTGGTCATCGCAGACGATCCCAGTCTGGCCAACGTCGCGCGTATCCGGCTCACTGCGCGCAAGGTCAAGCAGCGCCAGGGGCGCCTGGACCTGATCGTTATCGACTACCTGCAGCTCATGCAGGGCGAGGGTTCCACCCGGAACGAAGACCTGGGCGGAATCACCCGGGCGATCAAGCTGCTGGCCCGAGAACTGGGGTGCCCGATCATCGTTCTGTCCCAACTATCGCGGAAGGTCGAGGAACGCCCGAACAAGCGCCCGATCCTGAGCGACCTACGGGAATCCGGAGCGATTGAGCAAGACGCCGACGTGGTGCTGATGGTCTACCGCGACGAGTACTACCACGAAGACAGCCCGTTCAAGGGCCTGGCCGAAATCTTGATCCGCAAGCAACGCATGGGCCCTCTGGGAGAAGTGTTCCTGACCTTCCAGGGCCAGCACTCCAGATTCCTGGACGCCGACGTGCAAGCCGTCGCAGAGGCGCGCAACGCCGTGCAGTTCAAACCAAAGCAGAAGTACAGCCAGTTGAGGGATTGATATGGCTACCAAGTACAGAAACAAGAAGACGGTGCTCGACGGTATCAAGTTCGACAGCAAGCGGGAGGCGGATCGTTACGCGATGCTTCGGCTCTTGGAGCGCTCCGGTCAGATCCGGGATCTGTCGTTGCAGCCGAAATTCACGCTCATCGACAGCCAGCGCCGTGCGGATGGCAAGGCGGAGCGGCCGGTTATCTATATCGCGGACTTCATGTATTTCGAGGGCGACGCCTGCGTGGTCGAAGACGCCAAAGGCATGAAGACGCCGGACTACGTCATTAAACGCAAACTCATGCTGTCACGGCATGGCATCACTGTGAAAGAGGTCTGAAATGGCACTCCCGAGAAGCATTGAAGATTCTGACAAGCAGATGCGCACCGCCGCCATTGAGCGCCTGCGCACGGAGTTCGGCGTAAAGCTATCCAAACACAACCGCTGCTCCACGCGAATAGTTGACGCGATTCGGCAACTTGAGCCCCATCTCCAATCCGAAAACCCAATGCTCTTGATTCGGGCATGGGTAGGGCTGAAACCCTCGGACGTCGTTCCCGGCCGTCTGGCCGCACCAAGCGATCGACCCTATGTCATGGACGCGGGGATGCGTATCGCTGCAGAACGGGCCTCCTTCCAGCCGCACATGATCTCCATGAGCAGCAGCGTTCTGTATGCATCGGAGAGCCTATGACGATCATTGAAAAGCCCAGGGCTAGAAAGGAGGGCGGGATGTGGCTTGTCTGGTGCGGCGCCGTCGGCCCCAGCCCCCGAGCTACCTTCGAGGCGGCCTATCAGGCATGGGCCCGCCGCCGCGGGTGGCTGGCATGACGGAGGGGTTCCCCAGGTGGGTAGAGGACGAGATCCACAACTGGGCGCGATCCCAGTGGGAAGGGGAGTGGCCGGGCCCGTGTGGACCGATGGGGGAGGAGCCGGAAGTGTGCGACTTTCCGCCTCAGCCCGGCCACGAGGACGACATGGAACCGCCGCGGATCCCCGTAAACCATGAGCGTGCTCGCCAGGTTCATCGCCTATATGAGGCGCTTCCCCTCGTCGAACAGCGGGTGATCCAGGCCGAGTACACGCGACGGGCCGAGTACGGCGACCTGCCGGCTCACTTGCGTCAGGACAAGGCGTGCCGGGTTATTGGGATCGCGCTGCCGTACTACAAGGTAGCGCTCAGCAGTTTCAAGCAGCAGGTTTGGAGGAAGTTCGAATGAAGTACGCACACGAAGTGATTGACCTGATGGCGGCCTTCCCCGAACGCCGATTCAAGATGCGCCAGATCATCAACCACGTGGCGCCAAGGGCCGACCAGCGTCAGCGTGCCGTAGTTCGTACCGGTGTATGGCGGGTACTCGTCGCCTTGGAGGAATCTGGCCAGATCGCAAGTACCCGCGATGAGGTAGAAAGCCGCGTCCACGTCGAATACTGGTGGTCAACCATAACATCGACTTCTGGAAACGCATTTCAAAAACCATCACAATACGTGCGGGAATTTGCGTCTTGAATAAACGATGCCCTTGCCGAGACGGTGGGGATAACATTATCCGCGTGGACATTCATATACGCGTCAGAGATACTCTGTTCTAGCTTGCGATGGGCAAGTTTCAATAGGGAGTAATCGAATGCTTCAAGATGGGTTCTACCAAGTCACGCTGAATGGGCCCTTTGGCAAAGGCGTGGGCGTTGTTGTCCTGGAAGGTAACGTCCTTCGCGGAGGTGACGACCTGTTTGTCTACGAGGGCAGTTTCGGGCAAACAGGTTCTGGTGGAGATGCGGTTTCAGTGGAGGCCGATCTCGCGGCACTGATCTATTCGCCCAACAGTAGCCATAAGGGTCAGAAGTTCAATGTGAAGTGCTCTGGCACGGGCCAAGGCCGGACGTTCCGGATCGTAGGGAAGTATGACAACGGCGACGCAGTGACGGTAGAAGGATCCTACATTTCACGCCTGCAGTTCTAGTTGATTTAGTATCGCAGTTGACGACCGCCTTCGGGCGGCTTTTTTATGCGCAGGATGGTGCATATCGGCCGCTTCGACCGCCTGGTCATAGGCCAATCCGCGCACCGCTGCCCGGACAAGCTGGCAAGTGTCCGAAACAACACCAGCAGCGCGCCATGTCGTTCTCTACATCTCCCGGGGCTTGGTCATGGCGGTAGGGGCGCGCAAGCATTCTATTAGTTAAGGGATGTGGAGAGTGAACCGTATGGGTAGCGGTCCATTAGTCGTCGGGTCTGCCATCAACGCCACTTCTTTCGGCCCGGGCGAGGTCAGAATTTAACGCTTGAAATTCGAACGGAAACGAGTCCATGTTCGCGCAGAGCTTGATAAACGCATCACTCGATAGAGGAAGGTTGTCAAGTAATGCATACCGCTCCAGGTATTGTGTGAATGGGCGGCCCTGTGGGTAAAAGGCGTTGAAGAAAAGAAAACGAAGTTCTGGACTAGACAGCCGAGCCCTTACGATTGATACATAGTCCCATTTTTCACTTTCCATAAGGCCAGGATGGCGGTCCACCCAGCGGACCAAAGTGAACAACGTACGTATTAGGCGACCGAGTTGAGGCTCATGCTCTCGGTAAACCTGCGACCACCAATCGCCTATTTCAACGCGCAGCGCAACTCGTTGATTCTCTTTGTCGGCCTCGCTGTTGCGTGAAAACTCGTTCAATCGGTACTCCACGATCATGCCGTTGATCACACCGTCTGTTTTGATCATTTTTCCTAAGGCATGAACGCCTGTCAGCCACTTGCCCGAACGCTCAATTTCGAGCGAAGAAACCGCGTCGCTATAAGCAGCGAGCCAGGTGAAGAACGTCTGCTCGAACCCTTGCCTCGCAATTTGAGTTCGTTGCTCCTCCAATTCGTCCTGCTGGGACCGCAGGGTTAAGACTAGGAGGATGATTGTGACGAGCCCGGCTACCGGATTTACGACTCCACCTATGAAATCACCAAATTCTCCCCAAGTAGATGTGGCCGTCGAGAAGGGCCCGTCAAAGTGATACCGGTAGACGGAGAACGCGGCTACCGCTGCTAGGAATGGCAGTGTGATGGTGGCAGCAACCAACTTAATGGTTCGCTTAGTTCGAGACGCTCTCTTTTGGCGCAACGTGGGCATTTATATGCTCTGAAATGTGCTGTTACTTTGGAATATATTGAAAATGGCGCTAACAGACAAACAGCGCCGCTTCGTGGATGAGTACCTCGTTGACCTCAACGCCACGCAAGCGGCGATAAGGGCGGGGTACAGCGAGAAGACCGCTTACTCCATTGGCAACGAGAACCTGAGCAAACCTGACATTGCGGAGGCTATCCAGGAAGCCCAGGCCGAACGTTCCAAGCGAACGGAGATCACCCAGGACATGGTGCTGCGCGAGCTGGCCAAGATCGGCTTCAGCGATATTCGCAGGGTCGTGCGTTGGGGAAAGACGGAGCTGCGTGTCGCGGACTCTGGCGATGATGGGGGTGAAGTAACCGAGCCGTATCACGGCCTGGCGCTGGTTAGCGCCGACGATATTGACGACGACACTGCCGCGGCCATTTCAGAAATCTCGGAGGGCCGGGAGGGGCTGAAGGTGAAGCTCCACGACAAGAAGGGAGCACTGGTCGATATTGGCCGTCACCTAGGAATGTTCAAAGATCGAGTCGAGCACTCCGGCCCCAACGGAGGCCCGATCCCGACCACGCCGACCGTTATTGAGTTGGTGGCCCCGAGTGTCGAAAGCAAGGGTTGAGCTTCCGCCAAAGCTGATCCCGGTATTTAGCGGTAATGCCCGGTACCGTGGAGCACATGGCGGGCGCGGATCTGCGAAGACGCGGTCCTTCGCGAAAATGACGGCAATTCGCGGCTACATGTTTGCCGAGGCCGGCATCAGCGGCATGCTGCTGGGCGCCCGCGAGTACATGAACTCGCTCGACGAATCGTCGATGGAGGAAATCAAGGCTGCTATCCGGTCCGAGCCCTGGCTGGATGCCTATTACGACATCGGCGACAAGTACATACGGACGAAGAACCGGCGCGTCTGGTATGGATTTGCTGGCCTTAGACATAACCTGGACAGCATCAAGTCCAAGGCCCGGATCCTGATTGCCTGGATTGATGAAGGCGAGAACGTCAGCGAGACGGCTTTCATCAAGTTGCTGCCCACGGTGCGGGAGGAAGGGCCTGGCTGGAATTCCGAGATCTGGGTCACCTGGAACCCAGAGAAGGACGGCAGCCCCATCGATGAGCGGTTCCGAAAGAACCCGCCACCAGGCGCCAAGATCGTCGAACTGAACTACATGGACAACCCATGGTTCCCGAGGGTGCTGGACGATGAGCGTCGCGCCGACCGGGAGCGCATGGACGACCAGACTTATGCATGGGTCTGGGACGGGGCATACCGCGAGAACAGCGAGGCCCAGATTCTGGCGGGCAAGTATCGGGTGACCGAGTTCCAGCCGGGACCAGGCTGGGATGGCCCGTACTTCGGCATCGACTGGGGCTTCTCTCAGGATCCGACGGCCGGCGTCAAATGCTGGATCCACGACGACCGGTTGTGGATCGAGTACGAGGCGGGCAAGGTTGGCCTTGAAAACGACGATATTGCCCAGTACATGATCGACCGACTGCCGGGCATTGAGCTGCACGCCGTGCGCGCGGATTCGGCCCGGCCTGAGACGATCAGCCATGTGAAGAGCAAGGGCAAGGAAGGTAAGCGCGCCAACCTGCCCCGGATTGAGGGCGTGGAGAAATGGCAAGGGAGTGTCGAGGACGGTATCGCCCATCTGCGCTCGTACAAAGAAATCGTCCTGCACCCTCGGTGCACCAAGACGCTGCGTGAGGCGCGCATGTACAGCTACAAGGTCGATCGGCAGAGCGGAGACGTGCTGACCGACATCGTAGACAAGCACAACCACTACTGGGATGCGACACGTTACGCGCTGGCCCCGGTCATCAAACGCGGCGGGTCCATGGGCCTGCTCCTGCCGAAACGATTACAGGGCCGGTAATGGCGATATTCAAACTGTCGGCGCTGGATGGTTCCGTGTCGTTGGTCGTGCGTGCGCGCTGCATTAGCTGCGCCCGCGCTGTGGCCGTAGACCACGCCGGCCCGGAAGGTACGCGGGTATGGCGAGATTCCAGCCTGTCCAGCGTGGAGCTGGTGCGTGAAACAGACAAGACAGCCCTGATACTCAGGGCGGAGCGGAAATGACGGACAAACTTCAACTGGCGGTCAACCATGCACTGGATGACCTCCGGATGGCGCGCGCCCGTATGGGGCTGCTCAACCCTAGCGGCTCGGGGCTGGACCAGAAGCGCGGCATGGCCTGGTGTGAGTACGGATTTCCGGAAAATGTCAGCTACGAGATGCTGTTCAACCTGTACCGGCGCGGCGGCATTGCCCATGGTGCGGTGAACAAGCTGGCTGGCTTGTGCTGGAAATCTGCCCCGGAAGTGATCCAAGGCAGCGAGGATGACCGGTCCGAGGATGAGACGGCTTGGGAGAAGTCGATTTCGGCGACTCTGACGCCCTCTCTATGGCGCCAGTTCGCGGATGCTGACCGTCGCCGCCTGGTTGGCCGGTACGCTGGCATCATTCTGCGCGTGCGCGATAGCCAGGAATGGGATCAGCCCGTCAAGAAAGGTGACAAGGCTCTTGCCGGCACGATCGTGTCATGGGCCGGCGCGCTCACGGTGGCGGAGTGGGAAACCGACAAGGCGTCGGACGCGTACGGCACGCCCAAAATGTGGCAGTACGTTGAGACCGGCATCAACGGTCAGCCAGCGCGGAACGTCCGAATCCACGCCGACCGGGTGTTCATCCTGGGCGACTATTCGGCCGATGCCGTTGGCTTCCTGGAGCCGGCCTATAACGCCTTCGTCAGCCTGGAGAAAGTGGAAGGTGGCTCAGGGGAAGCGTTCCTGAAGAACGCCGCGCGCCAGGTGTCGGTCAACTTCGACAAGGAAGTGGACCTGCGATCAATCGCGGCGGCCTACGGGGTTAAGGTCGAAGAGTTGCAGGAGCGGTTCAACGACGCGGCGCGCGAGATCAACCGTGGCAACGACACCATGCTGATCACCCAGGGGGCCACCGTCGCGCCGCTGGTGTCCCAGGTGCCAGACCCCCAACCAACCTACAACGTCAACCTGCAGACCGCTTGCGCGGCCATGGATATCCCGTCGAGGATCCTCATTGGCAACCAGTCGGGTGAGCGTGCGAGCACTGAAGACCAGCGGTATTTCAACGCCCGGTGCCAGGCGCGCCGAAACTCGGAACTGTCCTTCGAGATCCACGCCTTCGTCGCGCACCTGATCCGGATCGGCGTGCTGAAGGCTGAACCCGAATACTCGGTGATTTGGGACGACCTGAACGAGGCCACCCCGGCGGACAAGTTGGCCAGCGCCAAGCTCATGAGCGAGGTCAATACTGCTGCTCTGGGCACCGGTGAGCTGATATTCGACACGAACGAGATTCGCACGGCCGCCGGCTATGAGCCGCGCGTTGAGGCTGAGCCTCTCCCTGACAATGATGAGGATGAGGATGGCCCGGGCTCCGATCCTGCCGACGAATCAGGCCGATCCGACAGGAGTTGACCGTCTGGAGCGCGGCGCCATTCGCGACTTTGCGCGGCGCGTTGCGGTGGTGCGAAGGGCATATGTCAGTGCCATCGACCGATTCCAGCCCGAACTGGCGGTCAACAAGCGCTACACCTTCCGCCTGGATCCGGCTGTCCTGGCCAGGGTCTACGAGGACCTGGACCGTTTGACGGACTCGGTGTTCTTGGAGGGCGGACAGCAGCAGCTCTGGTTCTTCGACAGCTACGTCGGTGTGGCGTATCTGCGAGGCACTGCCCAGGAATTTGCCAACCTTGCACAGCAGGCGCCCGCGTATCAGGCTGGTCGGCAAGACCTAGCCAATTTGCTACGCAGCCGGCCCTATCAGGACCGAATCGCGCTCATCCGGGCGCGCGAGTTCGAGGAAATGAAGGGACTTTCCGGTCAAGTGAAGGCCGACATGGGGCGCGTGCTCTCAGACGGTATGGCTCGCGGCCTGAACCCGCGGGAGATCGCCAGGAATCTGACGGAGCAGGCAGGGGTCGAGGAGCGGCGTGCCAATCGCATCGCCCGAACCGAGATCCCGACCGCACTGCGTCGGGCGCGGATGGACGAAGCGGACGACGCCGCCGATACCTACGGGACACAGGCGAAGCAGATGCATATGTCGGCACTCAGTCCCAGCACGCGGTTGCAGCACGCCAGCCGGCACGGGCAGCTGTTCACGACCGACGAGCAGCGTACCTGGTGGGCTAAGGATGGGAATTCGATCAACTGCAAATGCAGCACGGTGTCCGTCTTGGTGGATGCAGATGGCAATCCCCTGGTGCCGGCAATCGTCGACCGGGCCCGCAAGAACTACCAAGTCATGAAATCCAAGGGCAAGGGCGCTTGGACGGAGGAATGATGAAGCTCAAACGCATACTGCTGACCCTGGGCCTTACGCTGCCCGGGCACGGGCATGGGGCCGTCGTGCTGCAGGTGAACTCCGGCGGCGCGGCCGATCGCATGCACGTCAACGTCACCACGCAGGTGAACGCCAAGGCAATCCGGCGCGAAACCTACAACGGTCGCGAACACTGGGTGGTGCCCAGCTACACGCTGCCCGCCGACGTGGTGATGAACGGCGGCCTGTATCCGGCCGGCGAGATCGACGCCCACTACCAGAAGCTCGAGGGCACGCTGGCGCCGCTGGGCCACCCCCAGGTCGACGGCAAGTTCGTGTCTGCGTTCAGCCCGGAGGGGATCAACGTCGGCCACGTCGGCGCCTGGAACCGCAACGTCAAGAAAACCGGTAACCGCGTTTACGTCGAAAAGTGGATCGACATCGAGGTCGCGGGCCAGAGCGAGGGTGGCAAACGGCTGCTCGAACGCCTGGAGGCCCTGGAACGGGGCGACGACGTGCCGCCGATCCATACGAGCGTGGCGGTGCTGCTGGAGCGTATTGCCGCCGCACACAACGCCGGCAGCTACGACTGGATCGCCAAGATCCACGGCATGGACCACGACGCCATTCTGCTGGACGAGGTCGGCGCCGCCACCCCTGAGCAGGGCGTTGGCCTGATGGTCAATGCCGACCAGGCGGTGCCGCTCGCTACCAACTCCGGCGTCCTGGTCGGCGAATCCTACCGCGAGCGCGAGAACCGAATCCAGGCCGCCGCCAAGGCGCGCTTCGCTGCGGGTCCGGACGAATACGTTTGGGTCGCCGACTTCACGGACAGACAGGTCGTGATCGTGCGAAACGGGGGGATCGCGGAGGCATACGGCTATTCCGCCGAGGGCGGGAAGATCGTCTTCGACGACGCCGGTAGCCCGGTCGTGCGCCAGGAATCCTGGATGGCCGCCACCCTCAATTCCCTCAAACGAGTTTTCAACCAGCAGGCCCGGCCTGCGCAAACCAAGGAGGGCGATATGCCTCTCACCGCTGAAGAAAAGGCCGAGCTGACCACCGACATCAGCAAAGCCATCACCGCCAACATTGGCCAGGCTATTGCCGAGGCTATTAAGCCGGTTTCGACCGCAGTGGAAGCCCTGCAGGCGAACCACTCGGCCCTGGCCGAAACCCTGACTGCCAACGCCCGCGCCGCGGAAGCCGACAAGCGTAAGGCTGTGGCCGCCAAACACGGCGAAGTCGTGGCGAACGCACTTTCGGGCGATGCGCTGGAAGCCATGTTCAAGTCGCTGGGCGAGGCCGCAACCTTGGCCGGCAACTCTGGCCAAGGTCAGCAATCTGGCCTGACGGCGGATGTGTCCAACCTGCCTAAGGAGTAAGCCATGAGCCGCTATCGTCGCGTCAACATTGACGGTCAGTCTCTGTACAAGACCGAAACCCGCCTCGCCGCCGCCGCGCTGCTGCCCGGCACCTTCGCCGTCGTCAACGGTGACGACAAGTTCGCTCAGGCCGCGGCAACGGTCGGTCGCCTGTACGTCATCGACAGCGCCTACCACCAGGGCCTGGGAATCCGCGACGCCGTTCCCGCGGGCGATTCTGCCGTCGGCAACTACGTCGAGGAGGGCCGCGAGCTTGCGATCCTATGCCCGGCAGGCACCTACAAGAAGGACACGCCCATCAAGCTGGGTGCCAATGGCCAGGGTGCCATTGCTACCAGCGACACCGACACTGTTCTGGGCTACAGCCAGGATGACGCAGTGATCGGCGCTGGCGCCACGGACTTCATCCGTGTGCGCTTCCGCGTCGGCACTGTCGCCGCGGCTTAATTCAAGGAGCAAGCCAAATGTATCTGACTCAATCCGCAATCGCCGCGCATCCGCGCCTGATGGGCCACTATCAGGAGCTGCAGGCCAATCGCAACATCTGGAACCGCCAGAATGACGCCATGCTGGCGGCTAATCGGACGTCCATGACTCCGGAGATGCTGGCCGCCAACGCACTCGCTGGTTTGGGCCGCGACTTCTGGCAGGAAGTGGACCGCCAGGTCATCACCTTCCGCGACCAGGAAACTGGCATGGAGATCGTCAACGATCTGCTGGGCGTGCAAACCGTTCTGCCCATCGGCAAGACCGTCAAGCTGTACAACGTCTCCGGCGACATCGCCGATGACGTGTCGATCAGCATGGACGGCCAGCCGCCGTACTCGTTCGATCACCCCGAGTACGACTCGGACGGCGACCCGATCCCCGTGTTCACGGCCGGCTATGGCGTGAACTGGCGCCATGCCGCCGGCCTGTCCACGGTGGGCATCGATTTGGTGCTGGACTCGCAGGCCGTCAAACTGCGCAAGTACAACAAGTTCCTGGTGAGCTACGTGCTGAGCGGCAGCGAAAAGATCGTGGTGGATGGCAAGCCTGGCCAGGGCATCAAGAACCACCGCAACACGATCAAGCTGAACCTGGGCTCGGGTGCCGGTGGCGCGAACATCGATCTGACCAGCGCCAGCCAGGCCGACATCGCGGCATTCTTCACCAGCGGCGCCTTTGGCCAGGCGGCCCGAGACAACTTCGTCGAAGCCTACGATGTGATGTGGGTGTCGCCGCAGATCTGGGCGAACCTGATGAAGCCGGCCACGGTCACTATCGGCGGCAGCACTCTGCTGTCCGGTGGCACTGTACTGAGCGTGATCCAGGGCTTTGTGCCGGCGCGCTCCATTCGTCAGACCTTTGCGCTGTCCGGCAACGAGTTCATCGCCTATCAACGGCGTCAGGACGTCATCTCGCCCTTGGTCGGCATGGCGACGGGTGTTGTGCCGTTGCAGCGTCCGATGCCGCAGTCCAACTACAACTTCCAGATCATGGGAGCCATGGGCCTGCAGGTCAAACGCGACGGTGATGGCAAGAGCGGCGTCATCTACGGTGCCAATTTGGCGTAAGGAGCCGGCATGCCCAAGTACGAAGTGATTCGCCCCTGGCACGGCGTCAAGGCGGGCGACGTGCTCGAACTGAGCCGCGTCCATCCGGCGCTGAAATCCAACGTGCGCCAGTTGGGAAGCGAGGCGGCCGAGCTTGTTGCCGCCACGCCCGAGGCATCCATGCCTCGCCGCGGGCGTCCTCCGAAAGCTGAGGATCGAGCCGAGTAAGCCGCCTCCGAGCGGCTTTTTCTTGGCCTCGCCGCGTGCGGGGCCATCTTCATTCTGAGATCCGGACATGGTGACGGTTGACCAAGCGAAGCAGTACCTGGAAGGCCAGGGAATCGTCCTGCCGGATTTCGTGCTGGCTGCGCTAGTGGAACAGGCCAATAGCATCGAAGCCTGCCTAGACGAGCACTACGCACCAGCGACGGCGCTGCTAATCCAGCTCTATGTCCTCGCCTTGATGGGTCTGGGGCAGGGGGACCGGTACATCAGCAGCCAGACGGCCCCTAACGGAGCGTCTCGTTCGTTCCGCTACCAGGCGTTCGCGGACCGCTGGCGCGGCGCCCTCGCGTTGCTCCGAGGTCTAGATACCTTCGGCTGTGCCGACAGCCTCATCCCGCCAGATCCGACCCAGACGGCGCATGCCGGCATCTGGGTGGCGAAGGGCGGCTGCATGTGTGGTGACCGCTGATGTCGGCGACCGCCAACTGGAGCTACACGAACGTCGCCACGGTGCGGCCGTTCCTGTCCCTGGATCAGTGGACCGGTGAGGCCGTCTACGGCGAACCCTATGAGATCGCCTGCACCTGGACGGCCGACAACAGCCAGGAGCGGATGGCCGGCGGCCAGGGCGGCCCCCAAGGGGGCGAGTTCATCGCCAAGCACACCATCTTCACCGAAGACCGGCGGCCCAAGTATCTCGACCTGATCATGTTCGATGGGTCGGATGGCTGGGAAGAAATCCGCGCCGTGACGTCCTGGGACATGTCGCCGTTCGGCGAAGAGCCCGATTTCAAGTTGGTGACCTGATGAATGGGAAAGACATTATCCAGGCCGCATATCAGCGGCTCGCCGACGAGCACGACGAGGATCCGCGCAGTCCGTTGATGCGCGGGCTGTCCGCGCTACTGGCCGCCGACGCTGATGTGCCCACGGGGGAAATCGAGCTGACCGCGACCGTGCAGCCCGGTGGGGTGTTCACCGTGATGGATCAGCATGGCCGTCCGGTGAATGGCGTCAAGTCCGTCGCGGTGTTCCGCGACCAGGGTGGCCAGCCTGTGCTGCAGGTGAACCTCTGATGCCGGTCAAAGGTATCGAGCGCGTGCGGCGCGGCTACCGCGTGGCCGTGGCGGAAATCGCCGGCGGCACGACCGAGCAGGCTGTATACGAGATCCTCAGCCAGGTCGGGGCCATGGCGAACCTGATGGCGCCCATGGACACCTCCACGCTGGTCAACAGCCAGTACGCGCCACAGATCGAGCAGCGGGACGGCAAGACCACGGGAAGCATCGGCTACACGGCCGAGTATGCCGCTGCCGTGCATGACGCGCCGGGCACGCTGCGCGGGATGCCGCGCGACCCGAATGATCCGAGCCGCGGCGAATTCTGGGATCCGAACGCGGAGCCGGGATTTCTGACGAAGGGCGGTGAGCAGGTCCAGCCCGCGGTACCGGCCATTCTGAAACGCCACTACCGGGTCTGACCATGTTCGAACAGTTCAAGGACTGGGTGGCGCTGACCATCCCGTCACACCTCTACACGTACAGCCGCGGCATGTGGCAGGACAGCGCCGCCGTGGCCGAAAGCTGGTTTTGCGCGCTGCTTCAGATGCCCGGCCCAGGGCCTGATGTTGACGACCGCCGCCCGCGCTATCGCGTGCTGCTCCTGGGCCCTCGCAATGGCCGCCAGCACGCGGGCGATATCCAGGCCCATGCCGAGGCTCTCGTCCAGGCCGCTATGGGCGAAGTCGTGCCCTGCGGCGCCGCTTCCGTGCGCGCTATCGGGGAACCGGTAGGGCCCGGATACACCACCGAGAACCGTCCTTGGTACTCGGTTGATTTTCAAGTCCTTTTTTGAACAGGAGGCCATGCGATGGCTTGCGAAAAGACCAAGTACGTCGGTCGCGACGTGGTGCTGGAGTACTTCATTGGCTGCGGCGACACGAAGCCGCTTACGACCGATTGGAAGCGCTTGGGCTCCATGCGCACCAAGGAATTCACGCTGGAATGGGAAACGGCCGACGCCACCGCAGACGACTCGATCGGCGCACTGCGCGAGAACCTGGCCACGTTCCAGTCTCTTAGCGTGTCCGGTGACGGCACCCTGAAGGCTTCTGGCGGTGGCTCCGCGAATCTGATCGAGGTTACCAAGCACGTGGCCAATCCCATCGCTACTGGCGGTCAGCCGGTGGCGTGGATCCGCCTAACCTTCCCCGACCTGACATTCACGGCATTCATGATTCTCACGAACATGAGCCGGTCGGCGCCTTATGACGATGTGGCGACGTACTCGTTCGAAGCCCAGGCGACCGCGTCGGATTTCGGTCTGATCGTGGAAGACACGCCTGCTCCTACTCCCTGATGATCCTGACCGAAATCGGGGAGGTCGGCGTGTACGCGGGCGAGGCGCATTACGTGCTTCGCCCGTCGCTCTACGCGATGTCCCGTATCGGCCCTCCTGCGGAGATTGTCTCCGTCTACGCCTCGGTCATGGGGGAGGCGCCGCCCGTGATCGATGCCTTGGGCGTCATCTATGCCTGCTCTGGTGACGATCTGACCGAGATCTTCGGTCACGTGGCGGCAGAGGAGAGCGGTGGGCTCACCTACGTGCCCGGACGAGCTCCCGTGGAGCATATTGTGCATATCGCACGCTGCCTTCTGAAGCACGGGGTCACTGGCGCATTGCCGGAACTCCCGCGACGGCCAGGCGATGAGCCTGAGTATGTCAAGGAGTTTGACGCCCGCGCTCATGTCGCCCTGGCCATGGCGCATTTGAGTATGTCTGAGCGCGAGGCATGGGACACCACCATGACGGCGCTGGTCGGAGCCCTGCGCGCCAAGTTCCCCCGGCCAGAAAGCAATGCCCCGGGCTCGAAAGCCCCCTCGAAAGAAGAGCACGAGGCCACTATGGAGTGGTTCGAGCGGGTCGAATGCGCACGACAGGCGCAGTCGTTCTCGGTCGGCAAGAAAGTCTAGGCGTTTAGATTTGAACCGAGCGCGGGAACTGTTTCAAGTACGTCTCGAGATCGGGGTGCGCCGGAATACCGATGGGAAGTTCCAGGCGCGCACTGCTATGAGGTATGTAGTAGCTGTCGGTGACCCGGCGATCGTTAATCCAATCGTCCCATTCCATGTGTGAGATCCACGGCATGAACGCGGCACCTCCCATAAAAGGAGAGCGCCGAGAACCGCTTGCCTCCAGGTATATGTTCTTCGTCGGATGCCCGTTGTGGGGAATCGCTATATGGCGCTCTGCGACAAGCTTCTTCGCCAGAGGGACGCTACCTAACGCTTCATGCAGGTGGCTATCCAAGCTACGAGGCCCATTAGGTGCGACCACCAGGAGCTCATTGTGATTGCGCAGGGCGATGAGAAATACCCGGACGAACTCTTCATGGCGCTCGATGAATTCAGTGCTGTGGTACTGCAACGTGTCTCTCCAAGAATTATTTAGACAATGATTGTAACAACGCACCTTGTCGCGCTGCCGATGCGGAGACCGGGGTTGCCTCGTAATGAGAGGAGGGCGGGATGGCACTGAACGTCGGAACCATCTACTACGAGGTCGAATCCGACACCTCCAAGCTCGTCAACAGCACGGGCGACGTCGAATCCTCCTTGGATAGGATGAACCGGCAGTTTGCCCGTACCGACAAGGCCGCCAACTCGGCCCAATTCCAGATGACTAAGACGGCGTCGGCCGTCAAGGGTCTTGGCCGAGAAAGCGACCAGGCCGCTATTTCCATGCGCGGCTTGACTGGCGTGATCGCCGGCCTGGTTACGCTGCAGGGCGCCCGCGGGTTGATCGACATGGCCGAGGCGTATGGCGAGATGAGCGAGCGGGTCCGCATGGCGACTGCCAGCGCCTCGGAATACGCCATGGTCCAGCAGCGCTTGCTGGCCAATGCGAACTCTACGTATCGGTCATTAAGCGAGTCGTCAGAGGTCTACATTCGGACGGCCGACAGCCTGAGGGCGTTAGGGTATTCCACCGAAGGCGCGTTGGATGCCGTTGACTCGCTGAGCTATCTGTTCGTGACGAACGCCGCCAGCGCCCAACGCGCCGATGGGGCTATCAGTGCATTCACGAAGTCGTTGAACAAGGGCAAGGTCGAGGCGGACGGCTGGGAAACGCTCATGGCGGCGGTGCCGAGCATCGTCAACGATATTGCCGCGGCAAGCGGGCGCTCAGCCGAGGAAATCCGCAAGATGGGGGTTTCAGGGGAACTGACGTCGCGCATGCTCACGGAAGGGCTTGTCCAGTCGCTCGAAAAGAACCGAGATGCTGCGGCGGCTATGGCGACCAACCTGAAGGACGCATTTCGATCCTTTAGCAACAATCTGAGCGTGTTCCTGGGCGAAGCTAATAACGCCTCTGGCGCGACCGGTTTGCTGTCGTCGGCGATCATCAAGCTGGGCGAAAACATCGATACGATCGTAAAGCTGCTGACGGTTGCCGGTGCCGGCGCCTTGGCCAAGTACATAGCGCAGCTCACCGCGTCGGCGCTTGCGCAGGCAAAGGCAGCCCTTTCGGCACGCGCTTTGGCGGCAGAAGAGGTGCGCTTGGCGCAGGCTCAGGCCCAGGCAACCGCAGCCGCCGCTGGCCAAGCAGCCGCGAATCTGCGACTCGGCGGCTCCCACGCGGAAGCGGCTGCGGCAGCGACTGCCCACCGGGCGGCCACGGATGCCCTGACAGCCGCTCAGGCGCGGTCGGCCGGAGTGGGGGCCACGCTGCTGGGTCTGCTGGGCGGCCCGGCTGGGATCGTCGCCCTTGTGGCGTCTGCCGCGGCTGGCGTGCTCCTCTTCGGGGACAACTCGAAGAGTGCCGCCCCGAGCGTGGAGCAGTTGGCGGAGGCCGTAGACAACCTAACGCAGGCGCAACTGGATTTGCGCCGCGTGCAGGTCGGTGACGCCATCCAACAGGTTGAGAAAGAGGCACGCGAAGCCGCTCAGTCCGTGGCCGGCCTCACCAAGGATATCGATGCGCTGACTGCGGCCCGCGAACGCGGCGCCAACATCGGAGCAGATGGACTAAGTAACGCCAACAAGACCTTGGTTGAACAGAAAGCCAGTCTTGAGGAGGTCAACACTCGCCTGCAGAAGCTATACGAGCTTCAGGACAAGCTGAACAATCAGAAGCCCCGGGAGCGAGTGTCGACCGCTCCTAGCACGCCGGATGCGGACCCGGAAGTTGCCAAGAGGCTGAAGGCCATGCGCGACGAACTGGAGCTGGCCAAGCTGACGGGTGAGGCTCGCGTGCGCCTGCAGGCCATCCAGAAACTCGGCGCGAACGCCACTGCGGCGGAACGCAAGGAGGCGGAAGACCTGGCCGCTCAGATTTATGCGCTTGAGCAGGCGCAGAAGAGGGGAACCGACACCACGAAGCGATCGGCCGAGGCGGCGAAGGAGAACCAGAAGGTCATCGACGGCCTAGCCACGTCGCTGTATGAAGCGGGGTTGGCTGGAGAGGCGCTGGCCGTCGCCAAGGCCAAGGCGAGCCTGAACCAGTTCGCTACGCCGGAAGAGATTGCCAACGTCGAGGCGCTGGCCAAGGCTGTGTACGAGGCCAGCCAGTATCAGCCGAATCGGCAACTGCTGGGTCAAGTGGACCCTATTGCTGGCGAGCAGATGGGCTTCCAGACGCAGATCGAGAACCTGCGCAAGCTGAATGAGGCGAAGCTGCTGGAAGATCAGCGATATCTGGATCTCAAGGCACAGGCAGAGACTGCCCACGACGAGCGCATGCGTCAGCTCCAGGAAGAGAACTTCCGCCGCCAGTCGAGCTGGAACGACATGTTGATCGGAACCGTCGATCGCCTGGGGCAGGCGGGGACGGATGCCCTCGTGGGCGTGGCCACTGGAGCTACAAAAGGCGCCGATGCTGCGAGGGCACTTGGCCAGGCCATCCTCCGCGATGGCGTCGGGTCACTGGTGCAGATGGGTGTTCAGTACGTAAAGAACCTCATCATGGGCAAGGCGGCGGCAACTGTCGCCACAGCGGCAGGCGTGGCACAGGCCACTACCCTCGCAGCGGCCTGGGCGCCCGCGGCAGCGCTGGCCTCGCTGGCGTCTTTCGGAGCGAACTCTGCGCCGGCAATGGCAGGCATCGCCTCCACGGTAGCAACCACGCAAGGTTTGGCTCTGACAGGCCTCGGCCGGCAGTACGGCGGTCCGGTTGCTGCATCCAAGATGTATCGCATCAACGAAAACGGCGCGCCGGAAGTCCTGAACGCAGCGAATGGACAGCAATTCTTGTTGCCCAACACTCGTGGCGAGGTGGTCAGCAGCAAAGATGCGTCTGCGTCACAACAGGCATCGAGGGGCGTCGTCGTGAACTTGTATGAAAACCCCGACCGGGCAGGCCAGGTAGAGCGTTCTCAAGGCCCCGACGGTGAGGACGTCATTAATGCGTTCGTTGCGGACATTCGTGGTGGGGGCCGGGCATCCCAAGCCATTGAGGGAGCCTATGCCTTGCGCAGGAGAGGAACGTGATTGAGACGGACATCTACTACCCGGAGGGGCTTCCTCATCCGCTGCGTGAGGGGCACGCTACCAACCACGTCCAACCGTTCCTGCGCACCTCTATGGAGTCCGGGCGGGCACGTCAGCGGCGCCGGTTTACGAGCGTTCCGAGCGTAGGGAGCTACAGCTTCCTATTCACGGATACCCAGGCGGCGGCATTCGAAATCTGGTTCAAGGTGACTCTGAAGGATGGCGCGGAGTGGTTCAACGTGCCTCGGCGCACACCGCTGGGTCAGTCAATTCTGGTTTGTCGCTTCACCAGGATGTATAGCGGCCCGAATCTTAGCGGCCTGGACCGATGGACGATCTCAGCGGAGTTGGAATGCTGGGAGCGCTCGCTACTGCCCGATGAATGGGCTCTGATGCCCGACTTTGTCGCGCAGGCAGACATCTTCGACCTTGCGATGAACAGAGAGTGGCCTGCAGTCTACCCAGGTACGGGCCACGGATATGGCAATTCGTATGGCGCCGATTATGGCGAGTGAAAACAAAGGAATCTGATATGGCAACAAACGCCCCGCGTACGCTTCCGGGAATGGGCCTGACCGGAGCATGGCCACGCAACTCTAGGGGCTGGGATTCCGGCATGAATGACAACTTGCTTAAGTTGTCGGCCTGCGCTCAGTTGGCACTCAATCAGGCGCCGACGTCGCCTTTGCCAGCCTCCCCGGCCGATGGGTACGTGGCCATTGATCCGGCCACGAGGGAAGTATGCGTGCGCGATGCCGGCGCATGGGTCCGCGTCACCCCGCGTGCGGGGTGGTTCGCGGTTTTCCAGACTACTGGCTACTTCTTTACTGGCTTCATATGGCAGGCCATTGTGGTGCAGCAAGGTATGCCTGTTTTGCCTTCGCTATCCAATGGCACGGATTTCAATGCCTTGACTGACACGGCCGTCGCGACGGTTGCGTCCAATGCTGCTGCTGCCACCATGCTGAATATTCCGATCGCACTTGCGGGGACATTCTACGGTGGCCGGCTGAACTCTCCCGGAACGACTACGACTCAGCTGTATGTGACGTACACGGGCCGACTTTTCACGCGGGGTCAGTCTTCGGGAACATACAACACGTGGAACGAGTCGGCCTCGATTAATTCCCCTGTGTTCACAGGGACACCGCGTGTACCTAATTTGCGTTTGGGCAACGTAGCCGGCCCCGATGTTTTTACGCTGGACTATTACGAAGAGGGCAGTTGGACCCCTTTGCTTGTCGGCGGAACGACGCCCGGCACGCCTACCTACAACACGCAACAGGGGAGGTACACGAGGATCGGAAATCGCGTACACGTAACGGGGCGTATGGGAATTTCGGCGAAAGGTGGCCTCGCGGGAACTCTGTTCATTGATGGCTTACCGTATGCCGTAGCGGCGGGAACGCAAAACGTAGGCGGCGTGGCGCTGGGCTACATATCGGGCTTAACGTTAGCGGCACCGCATCAAGTTACGGCGTTCCCTAATCCGGGCAGTACCCGATTGCTGTTCTACAAAGCCCCACAAACGGGCGGAGGAGTGACGATGTTTGACACGGACATCGGTACTACGTTCATCACCTATTTCGCACTCACTTACGAGGTTTGATCATGGCTCTGACTGAACAACGAGTACTCAAATCCGTTGAAATTCTGCCGGCCGTCGGAATCGCTCAAGTGTGTTGGGCGGACCAAGTGTTCCGGGGCGATGAATTGATCGCGGAGACGCTGGAACGCCGCGCCTACGCAGAGGAAAGCAAGGACACGTTCATGGACGACGTAGAGAACGCCCAAGCGTATCTCGTGGCCTTGGGCTGGAGTGCTGAGTGAGCATTTTGCGCGTCGTCTACGCCAGCGCGCCGGCCGACGAAGTCATCATCGCCTCACTCGAAATACTCGTTCCCGGTCATCCTCCGATTCGGATCTGCGACGGATTCGAGAATCAGATGTTGGGGATCGATGGGCAAATGTTCCTGTTTGAGGCTGGCTCGTTGCAGGTGGCACTGCCTGCACGCAATACGAGAGGCCAGCAGACTCTGAACTTCGGAGTGTCGAACGTCAACGGCATCGCGCAGCGGTATGTCGACGACGCCCTGGAAGCCGGCGCGCAGGTGAAGTTGACCTATCGGGCCTATCTGGAAAGCGACAAGTCAGCCCCCGCTGAACGTCCGCGGACGATGATTCTCAACGGGGGGCAGTTCGAACGCGGTGAGGCGGTCTTTGAGGCTGGCTACTACGACCTGCTCAATGCTGCTTGGCCACGCGAGCGATTCACCGCCGAGACAGCCCCAGGGATTAAGTACCTGTGATAGACGAGTATCTGCGCACCCGCTACGTGAAGGGCGGGCGCGGTCCTATCGATCTCGATTGCTATGGGTTGGTCCGACTTGGCCGTACTGAACTGTTTGGCAAGCCACTGATGCCCCTGTGCGCTGACGCGAAGCCCGGAGATATGAGGGCAATCACGCGTGCAGTGAGAGAGGTTGCGGTGCTGGAGTGCATGCGCCCAGGAGTTCCTATCCCGGGCGCTGTGGCCACGGCTTGGCGCGCTTCGCTGTGCGTGCACGTCGGCCTGGTCGTGGATGCTGACGGCCGCCGTTGGGTGCTCGAAACGGACGAGCCAACCGGACCCTGTCTGACCCCGCTTCGGGAATTTGAACGACGATATACGAGGGTTGTCTACTATGCCGATTAAGGTGTATCCCAGCCTGCTGCCCGGCGAGCCAATTGAGGTGCATGACGTTGGCAGCACGACCGTCGGGGCGTGGCTGGAAAGCCTCGGCATTGAGCACCGGAAGTTGGATGTACAGCCGATCCAGGTTTCCTTAAATGGCGCACGGCTTCCGCCAACGGAGTGGGAGAAAACTGTCTTTTGCCTTGCCGACGAAGTCGAAATAAGGATCGTGCCTCACGGCGGCGTGTTCAAGGCACTCGGTTCGATCATTGGGAAGGTTTTCAACCTGGCCTTTGGATGGTTGACCCCTCGAAACAGCGCGTCTTCCGGTGGCGCACCCCAGCAAGGAGAACGGCTTGAGGCGAGCCAGGCAACCGCGAACCGTGCACGACTTGGGGAGGTTGTCCCAGAGTTGGCTGGTCGCTTCCGCAAGTTCCCGGACTACCTCACGCCTCCGCGCCGCTACTTTGCGGATAAGCGCGAGCAGTGGATCGTATTCCTGGCGAACGTAGGGCCGGGCAACTATGAAATTCTTCCCGACGACGTGCGCGTTGGGCAGACACCATTCGATGCGCTGGGCGCTGATGCGTCGTACCAGATCTTTCCGCCGGGCGCTGATCTCACGGGTTACGTGCCAGCGGAGATCTGGCACACGTCCGACGCGGTGGGTGGTACGTCTTCCGGAACTGCGGGCCTGGATCTCACGACCGAACCCGCCAACCGTGTTAACACGGATCCGGCGAGCTATTCGTTTGCAGGCAGCCAGATCACACGTTCTGTAGGGGAGTTCCCCAGCGGCTGGGGCGCGGATACGTTGGTCCAGGTCGAGTTTCCCACGACGTACACCATCGTCGATTTTGAATATCCCCCGACGGAATCTCAGCCTGGGTACGTTGTAAGCCGCATTACGGGATACTTCGGGCACCTGGCATCGCTATCTGTCGGCGCCCAGACCAGCCTGGGCGCGTTTGACGTCTGGAACTTGTGGCAAATCCGGACCATCGTCGCGGCACCCGGCGGTGGCATATGGACGCTAGAGTTCCAAACGGTCCCGGGCGGGGTGCCCATTCGCATAACGCCGGGGACGTCTACGCTGACATTTGCTGCCATCGTGACGCGTGCTATCACCGCATTTTCGGACGGTGCCATTACGGTATCGCCGGGCAATTTCGGCACCGTGCCGAGCCTTGCTACGCGGGTTCGCTTCGCGGGCGGTGCCGTATATGGCGAGTGGACCAGTGAGTTCATCGCCACGCCCGATGGCTCGATGACGTCTCTGCTTGAGTTGGACGTGTTCTTTCCTCGCGGGTTGTGCGAGTTGTCTGATGAAGGCGACGTGGAATCTCGTTCTGTGGCCATGGAGTATCAGTATCGCTCCGCAGCCGGTGGGCCGCGGACGACGGTACGTTTCGTATACTCCGATGCCACTGTGGACCAAATTGGCTTCACCGAGAGAATTGCTATCCCGTCCATGGTCCCGAGCGTTCGAGCGCGGCGCGTAGGTGCGCAATCCACTAGTACGCAGATCAATGATGTGTGCCAATGGTATGGGCTAAAGGCACGCTTGCCGGATATGCTGGCGTACCCCAATTGGACCACGCTGGGAGTCAAGTTGCGCAGCGGAGGCAGGCTGGGCGCTCAGTCTGAGAATCAGATCAATGTCGTTGCCACTCGTGTCCTGCCGGTCTTGGGCAGCGATGGACTATGGCAGCCGGCACAGCCAACCCGTGATATTTCTGCCTTCGTGCGGTACATCGCGCACAGCATCGGCTACACGGATGCCGATCTTGACATGGATGAACTGCTTCGCCTCCACAATGTGTGGGTCGCCCGAGGCGAAACGTTGGACTATGTCTATGACGAGACGACCGTCAAGGAAGCTCTCAATCTTGCGCTTGGCGCCGGCATGGCCGAGTTGACGATCCACGACGGGCAAATCGTACCGGTAAGGGACGACGTGCGCACGCAGTTTGAGCAGCCATATTCGCCGCAGAACATGACGGGCCCGCTGCGGAGATCATTCCGGTCACGGAGGATCGATGACGCGGATGGCGTTGAGGTCGAATTCACAAACGCGCAGACCTGGACGCAGGAGACGGTGAAATGCCTATTGCCCGGTGACGCCGGGTTCAAGCTGGAAAAGATCCAGATCAAGGGCGTCACGGATAGGACGAGGGCATGGCGCATAGGCATGCGTCGCCGTCGTATTTTGCGCTACCGAAATTGGCAGTATGCGTTCGCTACGGAAATGGACGCTCTTAACAGCCGATATCTCAGCTACGTACCTCTCATCGATGGAGACCCCGGCTATGGCATGTCGGCCATTCTGGAGCATATCGAGCCTTCCGGGGGGCTGGCGCTTCTTCACGTGAGCGAGCCTCTTGAGTGGAGTGCTGGCGAGGACCACGTGATCGCATTCCGCAGGCCTGACGGATCCCTGGCAGGACCGTTCAACGCAACGCCTGGGCCGGATGAATACTCAGTGCTGGCGAGTATTACGGAGCCGTGGCCGGCGATTTCCCTCAAGCAGGAGCCGCCTCACGTCTATTTCGGAACTGTCGATCGCTGGAGCTTTCCGGCGCTCATCACGAACATTACTCCGCGCGGCTTGGCCGCTGCTAACGTCGAAGCTGAGAACTATGACGTCAGAGTCTATGCCTCGGATAACGAAGTTCCTCCCGCGTAAATCGCTCGGCATCGATCACGGCCCCTTTGGGGGCCTTTTTTATTGGGCAGCAATATGACCACCTATAAGACTGGGAACCCCCTGGGCAGTAAGGCTGCAAAGGACCTTTACGACAATGCCGAGAATTTCGACGTTGCAATCAACGGTCAGGAGTCGGATCGGTGGGAGGACCGCCTTGGCGTCGAGAGACTGACCTGGAGCGGCATCGAGCGACAGTTTGCGCAATTCCTTGAGTCTTCCGGCTACCAAGACATGGGTGACTACCGCGGCGGAATTGAACTGACCTCGCGGAATCAGATCTTCCGCATGGAAGGGGAGTATTACAGGCTCGGCCCTTCGCGTGACCTGCCGTATGTAACCACGGGCGTGTGGGCGAGCGAGAGCATCAATTTCGTTTCAGTCGGGGACGCGGCCTTGCGGCAACAGCTCGCTGCACCGTCCACCGGCTCGAGCATCGTTGGCTATCGGCCGGCGAGTGGTCCTGATTCGACCGTGCAGGACGCGCTGCGAGGGCTAGACGCCTCTGCTGCATCGCTGAACCAGGAAGTCGATGAGGCCCAAGGGGACATTGCTACGTTGAAAGTGTCCGCCATGGCCGATGTCCTGCAAAACCTGGATGCGCACGTTGTCGACATGCACTTTGGTACGTTGCGGGGTGTGGGTTGGGGGGCAACTGAGATCGACATGCAGGTTGTTACGTCGACCTTTGCCGCCGCAGCAGGCGCCGGCACGATCTCGTTCAGCACGACAAGCGCCGCAGCCTTTAAGGCCGACCAGCTGATCTGCTACCGCGCTACCAATGGCGAATACTACCCGGCTGTAATCAAGGCCATCAGCGGAAACACGCTGACGCTGAAGGATGCAACCGAAGCCGCGGTTTCGGCCGGGGGAGAGCTGCACAATTTCTACATCAACGATGCGCATCCCAACGAGTTTGGCTACTACACCATCGCCGACGACGCACTGCGCCGGCTCCTGTACCGCGAACAGCTTTTCAACGTCCAGCGCGACTACCAAGCCTGGACACCTTATGCCAATGGCACCGTCGCCGCAGATGCCTCGTTTTCCTACGAAAACCCGGGGATTGCTGAGGTTGCCAACCGCTCCGCCAAGGTGACTGCGGGGGCTCTGGGGGACGGTGCTCAGTCGCCTCCGGTCGCGCTGCCTGGTGGAAACTATCGCTTCACCATCCCGGTGAACATCGGAGCGCGAACCGGGGGATTCTCGGGCACCGTTCAGGTAGATGTACAGGAAATCACTTCGTCAGGCGAGCGCTACGGGATCAGCACGCAGGTAATCGGCGGATTCAACGGCATTCGGCTGGTTGAGGGTCTTTTCACCGTTCGGCCGGGAAGCACCGTGCGAATCATCGTGACCAATGCGCAAGCTGGCGGCGCGACCTTCAACGTCGGCCGCCTGTCGATTCTGCGGGTGCTCGGCCGCCTCGCCTCGTTGAACCGAGGAAAGCATGTTCTTTTCGGTGATAGCTGGTTTGCCAGTGGCTACATCCTGCAGCGATTGCAGGAGCGGCTGCCGAAAGCCGCCTTCGTCAATAGGGGGGTGAGTGGCAACAAGATGGTCGATCTGTTGGCTCGATTCGCGACGGACGTCACCCCCGAGAATCCAGATTTTGTCTGGGTCATGTGCGGCACAAACGATACCTACGGGGGATACACCGCACCCCAGTTCGAAACCGAGCTCAACACGTTGAAGAGCAATCTTGTCCGGATCGGCGCGCAGCCTATCTTCTTTAACTGTTCGGTTTGCTCGGCGTTTTATCCCATCGCTCCGGGCGAGCAACTGACGAACAGTCGGCGGTATGCCCTCCGGGTGAACTACCACAACCAAGTGCCACAGATTGACGGCCCGGGATCTGACGTGCGCAGCTTCGCCATCTCAGGGACCGTATCAGTGCCTGCAGGTAGCTCAGTGGTGATCGGTAGCACCCCTCAATTGACGTCTTCGGCCGCGACGCTGCGCAACATGTTTTCGATTGCGGGCGCGGCTGTGACCCTGCGAGTCGGCTATGCCACGACTATTACGACCACGCTCACCGACCAGCAGTCGTTTGCGGTCGGTAGCACGCCGGCTGACGTCCTGTTAACGCGCACGACCACCGATCGGCGCATCGTGAACATCGTTGCTACGAATTCAACCGGGTCGGCAGTGACGGTAACTGTGACGGCAGAGCTCTCATGGGCCAAGGATTGAGACTATGGCTTACGGGTTCACCAATCCAAAGTTGATCGACGGGAGGCACCATGCCCCAAGGGATATTCAAGATGCAAACTGAAATCGGCGCGGAAGTCGCCAAGGCCGCGCCGCCGGCCACCGTGGTTGCTGCTGGCGCCGCATCTGGCTGGGACCTGAATTCCGCCGTGCTTTGGGCCACTTTGATCTATATCGGGTTGCAGGCGGCCTATCTTTTGTGGAAGTGGCGGCGGGATATGCGGCGCGAGCGGGATGGGGGCGAGGCGTGAGCGCCCGCCAACGGCTTGCGGTGGGTCTGCTGTCGCTGAGCGCAATCGGCTTTGCTGCCTGGCAAGCTTCGGAAGGCTTCACGCCGGCACCTGTCATTCCAACTAAGGGGGACGTGCCGACGATTGGGTACGGTTCGACCCGGTACGAAGACGGCACGCCGGTGGGCATGACAGATCCGCCCATCACTCGGCACCGGGCGGCAGAGCTGGCGCGCAACCTAGGTAGTGACCAACATCGGTGCTTGGTGCGCACATTGCCTGGCGTGGAGCTTAGTCAGGATGAATATGACGAATACCACGACTTCGTTGGCCAGTACGGATGCGGCAACTGGCAGAAGCCGAAATCACCGCGCACCTGGTTGCTGCGTGGCGAATACCGGCAAGCCTGCGAAGCGCTGTTGAACTGGCGATTTGTCGACGGATTTGATTGCTCGACGCCTGGCAACAAGATCTGTCGTGGTGTCTGGACGCGGCAGCTCGAGAGGCATTCCAAGTGCATGGCGGCTCAATGATCGCGGGCTGGAAGGGTTACGCCGCGGCGCTGATGCTAGGCGCGGCGCTGGTAGCCGGTGCTGCTGGCGCCATCGCGTGGTATGGCCATGCCCAGCGAGCCGCCGGCCGGGCCGAGTGCCAAGAGGCCCATCGCGTAGCCGGTCTGGAGGAATTCAAGACCGAGGCCGAGCGGCTGACGGGACTATCGCAGAGCCTGGCCGACACCGCCGAGCAACTGGCGAACGCCCAGCCCAAGGTCATCGAGAGGTATACCCGTGAAATCGTTCAGCGCCCTTTGCCTGCTGACTGCGTGCGCGACCCTGGCCGGGTGCGCGCAACCAATGATGCCATCGACGCGGCCAACGCTGCCCGTCAATCTCAGCGCTCCATGCCCGGCAGTCCCGCACGTTGATTCGGCCTCCTGGGACGACCTGGCGCAAGCCCATGCGGCGCTGGCGTTCCAGTACGCCGAGTGCGCCGCTCGTCATCAGGCAGTAGTGGACGCCTGGAACAAGCCTTAGGCCGTCGGGTAGGGGGCTGGCCCGTTGTAGTCGGTGCCGATTGCGAGAACCCGCGACGGGATAAGTCGATCCCCGTCAACATAGTTCTTGTCACACACAGAGCAATCCCAGAAAACCGGTCGAGCGCCAATGGCGCGGATCTTTTCCCGCAAGATAGCGGCCTGATCCTGGAACTGCTGAACCGTCGGGAGTCGGTAGGCATCATTGGTGCCACACATCACCAACACATTGCGTGGTTTGTGCGGGATAACGTCAGCATCGAAGCGCTCGAGCAAATGCCCTAGATAGTTGCCTGGGACACCTGACTGTACAAAATTAGCCTTTGGGTACCACTTCGTCTTGAAGCGTTCCGTCACCGAGCCCCAATTGATCCAGCTATCGCCGAATAGCACCGTGGTCCCTAGGGAAAGATCTAGCGGCCTGGCGGACTTACGCAGGATGTGGCCATAGCCAAGCGTCATGTCAATGCTCGTGCCATCCTCAATCACCAGGGAAAAAGAGACGGTTGTATCTTGGTCCAGAGTGAAAGGCACTTCGGCGAGGAACACACCATCTAGCGAGCGGAAGCGATCAGTGCCAATTGTGACGCTTGCCCTTTGTTTGGGCGACCAAGCAAGAACGTCTACCCGAACCAGGCTGCCGTAGCCTGTGGTCCGAGCGAACGAGAGGGGCAAGGAAAGGCGGTAGTCTCCAGCGCCAAGAGCGAATTCCCGACTCTGCACGCCGCTCAGGACGTCCGAGACAGACACTTGCAGCGCGGCGGCTGCTTGGTAAGCTCCGCCCGGGTTGCCATAGTCGGAGTTTGCGTTTTCCGTTAGAACGACGTTCCCGATCTTGTCCCAACCTCCGAACAGTCCTAGGGCGCGCCAACGCTCATACGGATTGTTTAGTTGCGCTGCCGCGTCATCTGCAATTGCGAAGTACCCCGGCGTGTGGGGGTGGGCATCGTTCAGATAGAAATTGAAGATCGAAGATCCGACGGCAAGGGCATGCGATAGTGATTGCTGGAAGCGGATGGACGAACCCTTTACCTCAGCAATGGTGGCAGACCGATACAGACCATCGGGGGAGAGGACGGACACTAGTTGGCCTGGCACGAATCCCGCTGGCTTATCCACGTCAAACCAGGTCCCATCGAGGCTGTACGGCGCCTTGGTTACGCTCGCCTGTAGCAGCTTCCCTTCATTCGGCCTTTCGGCCATGCGCCAGCCAACTCCACGCAGAGCGCGGAAATGCATGCCAATCACCGGTACTGCCCCCGAATCTGCCTCGGGATAGAGCGCGGATTTGATTTCATCGCGATACGTGCCGAGGGCGAAGCCAGCGCCTGCGGCGGCGGCCGTCGACAATAAAAAAGTCCTACGATCCATTGCCAAGTCTTAAAAAAGGGACGAGGGATTGTAGGACATACAACTTTAGATTAGTGCTCTAGTCGCGGCTACGTCGCTTTTTCAGCGTAAAGACAGCTCTAACTCACGGCCTAAGGTGCGCAAGGCGGCTTCAATCGTGTCGATCTTCGTTGCGTGGCCCAGGTTGATGATGCGGGTAATGTCTTGACGTCGGGTGTTCAACCGACGTGCCAGCTCGGCGGGGGTGACCCGTTGAGCCAGCATTTCATTGAGCAATAGAACCTTTGCCCATACGCTCGCCGGAAGAGGAATGAGAACTTCCCCCTCCCGAGGGGCAGACGGGAGAGGAACCGGCCGGCGGTCCTCAAAGTAGAACTCCATGGCGGTTAGAAGGGCGCCAGCAGCCATTTCTAAGGCGTCCTCACGGCTATCGCCACATGTAAGAGCCTCCGGAATATCGCGGAACGTGACGTTAAAGCCGCCGTCTTCGGGTTCGAGAAATGCAGGATATCGAGCCATATAATTTGCTGTGCGGTGTTGCTAAGCGAGTTGGGAAGCCCCTTTCAGGGCCTCCCTCCTTATTTCAATCCTAATTGCTTCAGGATGTTCTTCCTTGTACCTTCCTTCAGCTCTTTGCTGGGATGTCTCGGAAGGGTGGTTTGTTTCCCTTGGTAGTAGGCTTTCGTGTGGTTGGACCCCTCTTCGAAAGTTACCCCTTGGGAAGCGAGCCACCGTTTGAACTCGCTTTGCTTCACCGCACCTCCTTTGTTTGTTGACAGTGAAGACATTGTAAACAAAAAGGTTTGCAAAGTCAACAAAAAAGTTTACACATGGCTCATGTAATTTCCGAAGCGGCTCGCGATCACCTTTGGCAAATGGTTTGAACCACCCGGGCTAAGTTTCTTGTTCTGCAACAGGGATTGAACCGGATTACCGTCGGACCTTCGCGTTGTTGTGCCGACATAGACCAAATAGCAGCCTTTGCTTCTAGAGGGCGAGTCTTGCTAGCTGCCTCATTGTGCTGAGCGGCTGCAGCCCATCAACGAAGCCAGACGCCTGGCCAATTCTGCCGGCCAACTTGGCCCGTGCGTGCCTGCTGGTGCTCGAGGCTATTACCGGGCAATTCGGCTAACATCGCCCTGCCAAATTGGAGGGGCAAATGCAAGATCCGTTTCCTAGGCTTTATCTTTATTTGCCGGTGCTCAGCTATTCGGAAGCATGGATAAGAGGGGGAAGGGTTCCAATTCGCCTCGCCAGTTCCTACAAATCTGATCTTCGGCAGGGAATCATGACGCCGGACGAGAACCTCATCTACGATTCTCCTGTGCCTTTCGAAGCATTGCATCCTGCGATTGTCGTTGAAGGGGACGCCAGGGTTACTTTCACAAACAATACCTATAATGGACGCCGGCTGCCTGACATTAAAAATGCCTCGAGATATCGAGAGGATGGCCTGATCCTGTCATTCAGCAAAACTGCGTCGCCTGATGTCATGAGACGGCTCGACAAGGTGTGCTGCATCGAAGTAACTAAGCCGGGTCTGCTCTGGCGTCGGATAAATTCCCAAATTGGGCGTATAGGGCGTGTGGGAGCATGCAGATATACGACTGACCATCAGCGCGATCACTTCCTGAAATCGGTCGAAGATCAATGGCAAGATGAGTACAGATTTTTCTGGCCGAAGACAGACCAACCGGAAGTTTGGGTCAAGATTCCACCGGTCGCGAAGCTCGTAGAGTTCTAGGCATTCATCTGAATGGGCTATTGTCACAGCGCGTCCTGATAGGTAAGTCGGCCCCCCGCGGCGCCATCCCCTTGCGCAGCTTGCGGGGCGATTCCAGCCTCTGAGCTGCCATCTGGTTGCGCTCCTCGTCCGAATCACTTGGAGGCATTGAGTTGACACCCCGGGGGATTCTGTCAGCGTAAGACCCTGTACACTCTGGCGTCGCCAATCACCACGCCGAGTCATGTTCCGCTTCGTTACTGCTGCATTTGGGGAGCCCTATTTCCTGTCGATCCGCGGGCTGTTGCGGAGCTTTGCGCAGTTCGCGCCCGAGGAGAAGGTCATTGTCTTCACGGATATGGCAAGCCGGTTATCGGGCGCGGAGATCGTGCCGGTTGACTATTCGGAGTTGGTTTCGGACCTAGATCCGTTTTTTCAACAGACGAACGGACAATTTCGAAATGTCAGTAGGTATGTACTCCTGAAGAAAGCTCAGGAGATGTATCCGGACGACGACCTGTGCTGGATCGACGCGGATATGCTGGTTCTTCGGCCGTTGTCGGGGCATTTCTTGCCGGGTCACGTAAACGTCATGGCGCACGGGCGGCGCGACGATCAAGTACTGGACTGCGGGGGAGGGCTGACTGTTCCCGGGACGCGATACGCCATTGGTGGAATGAACTCTTTTCCACCTGGACCGGCCATAGATTATCTCCTTCAGACCGTGCGAGAGCTTCCCACGTGGCCGGACGAAGGCGGCCCCAACCGCAGTATGTCGTCGCAACTCGTTCTGAACCATCTTGTCGCCCGGTCCGGTTTGCCCGTGAACTGGCTAACGGACGATAAGCGCTACATCTTCAATCTGGAAATTGGCGAAGCCTGGCATCCCGTCGTCGGGGATGCTGGCTTGGCCAAGCTCAAGTTCGAAGGTAAGGCGCTCGTGCGCGACGGGCGAGAAGTCGCGGTGTTTTGTTGGATCAAGTCGAAACTCGACGCGCACGTCAAGAAAAAATTCTCCACCTTTCAACCCGATGTGGCCCAGTTTATGAGGCAGATGTATCTCTCGGCGTAGCCGGAATAACGCCTGTTGATCGAGAGGTTGGGCTTGTCCCTGATGCGCGCATCCCCGTGCGCAAGCCGTCCCCCTAGGCGACTTCGCGTCTATATCCACTGCATCCACCAGCCTTGGTAGTACCTTTGATTGTCGACCTCTTCGAACCCGACGACCATCATTCCCCGGTCAGAGCTGAACGTGAGTAGCTGTGGCTCAATCAGATCCGGGATCGAGATCTTAGGAGCGGGGTCATACCCGTGGAGCGGCTTCATCGTCATGATCTGTACTTGGCGCCGCAGCCCAGCGTGCATGATGGAATACAT